TTCATATACCTTATTATATATATAAAAGCGGAAAGAGGGGGATTCGAACCCCCGAACCGGTTTTGCCGGTTACACGCTTTCCAGATGTGAAGCTTTTCGATATAACCATCTTAGCCTCAATTAATTACGGAGACCCGATTTTTTATTTGCAAGCTATTTGCAAGCATGCTATTTTTTCGAGTTACACAATATGCAGAAATATTAATTATATTTAAATATATCCACATATATTTTGATATATCATTTTTTTCATTTATCTTTGCATTTGAATTTATAACTTAGTGCAAAGATATAAAGAAATCCTTTATTCTAGCACGCATTTAAACTATTTAACATGGTAACATCAGTTCAGCCAAACATAAGTCCAACTTCACGATATACCATATCGGAAACCTGCAAACTGTTGGGTATACATCGCAACACCCTGCGATCCTATGTGAACGCAGGGTATATAAAGTCTATGCAAAAAGTTCACGGACAGCGTTTCAAAGGTTCTGAGATTCTTCGCTTTTGGAACACGTTTGTGTAAACATGGGACCGGTTCCAAGCAGTAGCCACTCGCATGATACACCATACCCTTCAGCGAGGTAAGCAAGATACTCTATACGAAAAGTACGCTTATCTCTGTTATGCTTTAGAGTATTCATGTTACCATAGTTCAAACCAAACTCTTTTGTAAAAGTCTGTAAGCCTTTAATTTTTCTCTGTTCTTTGAGAACATCAAGTGCTTTGAAGAACCTGTCGCTAATATCCAGGGCACAATCGGGAATATTCAGTTTCATTTCAAAGTTAATTTTTCCAGAAGATTCATGAGACGTACATTTATATCATCTTGTTTTTCGATATGCTTTGCTATCATCTCAGTCTGCCTCTTTATAATTTCTACTAAATCAGCATTACTTTGGATTCCGTTGTTCTGATTTCCAGAGCCACTGTTTACATTATTCTCTGCATTAACGAGTTGAGAAGGTTCTACCTCGAAAGCCTTGACATTTTCTTCTCCATACTCATCGTATAGTTTCTGAAACTGCGCAGGTGTAGGATCTATACCCTCTGTTTCGTATCTCGAAATGTTAGATTGGGAAATTCCCATAATTTCTGCAAGCTTAGACTGAAATAGTCCGTGAGCTCTTCTAAATTCTTTATATTTGAACATATCTGTATAAATTTGTTAATTTTGACTAAATCTTTTCGATATATTTGCATATATCAGAATATATTTGTATCTTTGCATAAAGATATAAAACATAGTGCAAAGATAATGGAAAATATTCAAACATCAAACACTTTTGAGGAAAAATCTCAAAAAATGACCTTAAAAGGTTATTATCAGGGGTTACCGATGAGAAGTGCCCCGCGATACGACTTCATCACGGAAGTCGCTAGACGCTGCAAGGTTACCGAGCAGACAGTTAGGAATTGGGTTCTATATGGTATGAAGCCACAGCAGCACATCCATGTAGAAGTATTGTGTGAGCTAACAGGCATTAGCGAGGAGGACTTATGGAAGGATTAGAGTTCTACATGTTCGAGGATGAGCTATGGTGTAAGACGTCAGACGGAAAGAACTTCATGGTCGATGAGACACATACAGAGCTAGTGAAATACATCCTGGAAAAGGTTCGCGCTTGCTATCCGGAAGCATACAAGGCGTTGGAGAAGATTTACTCCAAGAGCGCACCTAACGAGAGTTATTATCAGTATCTCATGATGCGTCGATTTTGCAAATGCAACTTTTGTCGACTCGACACTACGGCTTTTGATGTCGTCGATGTTGATAAGGATGGAAGGTTCAACTTCGAGAAGGTCGAATGCCCAATGCGTGGTGAATGCCCTTATGATAGCATCGTCTGTATGCCAAGGTTTAATGCTAATCTTTCTACTGCGGAGTTGCGCGTGATGAAACTGCTTTATGAGGGACGAAGCGAGCAGGAGGCGGCAGCCGAGCTATTCAACTCCCCGAACACGATACATCAGCACGTCAAGTCTGTGTATGTGAAACTAGGAATACATAAGCTCTCTGAGTTTATCACCTATGCAAATAAGAACAATTTGTTTAACAATTAAATATTAGTTTATGCCAATTATTAGAAAGAATGACGTTGTTACAGAGCGTCCAGTGATTATCGTACTTTATGGTACTCCAGGTACCGGTAAGACATCTTTGGCTACTACAGCCAACAGTCCTTTACTCATCGACACCGACCGAGGCTTTGACCGTGCCGTTCAGCGTCCAGACATTGTTGTCACGGCTTCACGTTGGGAAGACATCTACAATGCTGAGGTTATCGGTTCCTATGTTGTTGAGGATGGCAAGCAGGTTTGGAAGCCAGGTTTGATCAGTGAGTGTAAGACCATCGTAGTAGACACAGCCAAGGCTATGCTCGATGACTATCTCAACGCTTTTGCTATTCAGCAAGACCCTAAGCTGGGAACTAACTCATTGAAGCGATATGGTGTGATGGGAGAATTGTTCAAGCAGTTTGTCGGCATTCTCCGTTCAAACAATTCAGACATCATCTTCATCTGTCACGACAAGGAGACACAGGAAGGAGACTACATCAAGCATTCTCCAGACTGTACAGGACAGAGCAAGGACTTGCTCATCCGTATTGCGGACCAGGTAGGTTACATCTGCAAGGAGAACGGCAATCGCGTCATCAAGTTCGAGCCACAGGACAATCGTGTTGGTAAGAATGTTGCAGACCTGCAGGACACTTGGATTCCAGCTTACGGAACAGAGGAGTTTGACACTTGCATGGCAGACATCATCAAGAAGGTGAAGAAAGCCATCGTGAATAAGTCAGATGCTCAGGCTAAGGCGCAGGAAGCCGTTGATGATGCCCGAAAGAAGCTTGCAGCCGTGGAGACTGTAGATGATGCAAATGTTCTCATCGAGGTTGCCCACGGATTGAACAAGATTCATCAGAAGGCATTCATGAATCAGATGATCAAGGAACTTGCTGTCAAAGGCATTGACTTTGACAAGAAGGGCAAGAAGTTCATCAAGCATGAGGATGCAGCATGATGAAGCCTTTGATTAGAGTTACCCAGCTAGAGAGCTTCAGACGGTATATGTCTGACGAATATGCTTATGTTACAGAGCAGGACGTTATAGACAATATCACTAAGAAGTTTGAGGGCAACGATTACACAAGAATAGGAACTGCCTTTCACTCCATCGTGGAGACTGGCAGTCCCCATTGCTTCAAGGAGCCGGAAGGTGTTCGCCATTTCACTTATTATAAGAAAGATAAGACAGAACCCGTTCCAAAAGGAAGAAGGTTCGTCTTTGATGAAGGTGAAGCGATTCTCGACATTCCACAATGCAAGGTTGCTTTGAAATACAGGAATGAGCATCCTGGCGCCTTTCATGAGGTTCGTGAATATAAGGATTTCGGCAATGCCGTTATCACGGGATGTGCCGATATGATTGACGGACTAGAGATAAGAGACATCAAGACTAAGTACGGACCGGTATCAGACAAAGACTATATAGACAGTTGCCAATGGCAGCTTTACCTAGAGTTGTTTGAAGCTGATGTGTTCCATTTTGACTTGTTTGTCTTTGAGGGCTACAATAAGGATAAGCACAAGGGTGACGTCAGAGGCCTTAAGCTTACTCCTTACGAGCCAGCAATCACTTGTTACAGATACCCAGGTATGGAAGACAAAAACCATGCATTATTGCGTGACTTCCTCAAATGGGTAGAAATGAGAGAATTATTACCATATTTACCATTAACAGAATCAGATGGCTAATACAATGACAGGAAGGGTATTGCTCATCGGCAATGTCGAGGAAATACCAAGCAAGAGCGGTGGAGAGCCGTTCAAAAAGAGAGTTGTGGTTCTTAACTGTACACACTCGAATTACGGAGATGTGTACGAGAACTACCCAAGTTTTGAGTTCAGCGGAAAGCACGTGGATGATCCTGCGGCTTTTGCGGTTGACGATATTGTTACTATATCTTTTGCTCTTCAAGGTACCAAGTATCAGAAGAGTGCAAATGACCCGGTAAAGTATTTCAATACCATTTCGGGTTATAAGATAGAAAAGTATCAGAGAGGTGGCCAGACGCAGCAGCAAGCACCTCCACCACCGCAGCCGCAAGGAGTTCAGTCACCGGCACCGCAGCCGGGCAAAGATGATGATTTGCCATTCTAGTTATGATTTTCAATCTCAACAATGACAAGGACAGGGCAGACTACAAGGACTATTGCAATGGCCTTTACATGGATGCCCTGAAAAGCGGAAAGGGTTTTATCGTGGAGGTGAAGAAAAAGCACCGTCCACGTTCCCTCGCCCAAAACAGCTATCTGCATGTGTGCCTTCAGTATTTCGCATCAGAATTCGGCTACGATGAAGAATATGTGAAGTATAACATTTTCAAGCAGATAGTGAACAGAGAAATCTTTGCGAAGCAGAGAACAAATAGAAGAGGACAGCCTGTAACTTATTGGAGAAGCACGGCTGATCTTGACACAAAAGAATTAACAGACGCTATTGAGAAGTTTCGGAACTATTCAAGTATGGTTGCAGGGTTGTATATACCCGAGCCTAATGAAGAAGCAGCCTTGCTTGAAGCTCAGAAACAGATAGCATTATATGAAAAGTATTTATAATTATGAAATCAGATTTGAAAAATTATGTTCCTGAGAACATTGAGTTTGTATTGGAGGAAGGTGTAAAAGACATGTTCCCAATGGAGTTGGACTTCCTTGCTTTGACCGAGGAGAACCTTTGCGGAGAGAAGCCTTTGAAGAATAAGGCAGACATCCTTAAGTTTGTCGGAAAGCACTTCACGGCGACCTTCCCTGACAATGAGTTGGTTACACGTTTCCTCGATGAGTTCGAGAAGAAGAACATCAGAGAGGAGTATTGCACACTCGAAGAGAACGTGGTGCCAGCTCGCAAGCTGGAGTTGGAGGAGGCTTTGGAAAAAGCCAAGAAGATGAAGAAGGATGCAGAAGAGGCTTATGCTTCTGTCCTTATGGAAGTAGCCAAGTACGCCGCTGAGGTGCGCCAGGGAACTGTTGATATGCGTCTTAAGTCGAAGAATGTGTTCTGTATTGCATTGGCAGGTTACTATCTCGTATATAATTGGGATGCAAATACCGAGAAGTTCTTACTTGCAAAGGCTTATGCTATCCCGGACCGTTCTGAGATTTGGGCAAATGAGGTCAAGAATCGTGAGAGCATGAAAGAGGTCTTCGGATTGGAGTTCCCAGAAGTTGAGCAGACAAAAGAAGAAGCTCAGTCAGAGCAGTCTTCAGATGATGACGATGACGATTTACCATTCGGCGAGTAATGAAGTACACTCTTAGAAATTATCAAAAGCAAGCTAGTGATGCAGCCGTAAGGCTGTTCACTAGCAAGGCTGACAAGAACGGATTGGTTATCCTGCCTACGGGTGCAGGAAAGAGCTTGGTGATAGCAGATATCGCCTCTCGTCTGGAAGGGCCGCTGTTAGTATTTCAACCTAGTAAGGAAATTCTTCAGCAGAACTTTGCCAAGCTGCAAAGCTATGGTATTTTCGATTGCGGTTGCTATAGTGCCTCTGTAGGGTGTAAGGATATAAACAGAATAACCTTTGCCACCATCGGAAGCGTAATGAACCATATGTCAGACTTCGATTGTTTCAAGAACATCATAATTGACGAATGTCATTACGTAAACTCTAAAGCTGGGCAGTATAAGCAGTTCATAGAAGCGAAGAACAGACAGGTCGTTGGATTAACAGCCACACCATACCGCCTTGATCGTGCCGAAGGAGGTTCAATTTTGGAGTTTCTCACGAGAGTAATTCCTAGAATATTTTCAAAGGTCATCTATTGTTGTCAGATTGGAGAACTGCTTTCTAAAGGTTATCTCGCAGACTTGCATTATTATGATTTGACAGAATTGGATTTAAGAAGAGTTAGAAGCAATTCCACCGGTGCAGATTATGATGAAAGAAGTCTCCTCGCAGAGTATGAGCGCTGTGGATTCTATGATAAGTTATCAAACACAGTAGTCAAGGTTCTGCAGCCTAAAAGCGGCATTCCTAGAAAGGGGGTACTTGTATTTACCGCTTTCACAAAGGAGGCCAAACTGTTGGTAGATAAGCTTCAATCACACAGAATCAATGCCGCCATCGTGACAGGAGAGACACCTAAAAAGGAGCGTGAAGCCATTCTTGAAGGATTCAAGAGGAGAGAAATAAAGGTTGTTGCCAATGTAGGTGTACTGACTACGGGATTCGACTACCCTGCCCTAGACACCGTTGTCTTGGCACGCCCGACGAAATCTCTTGGACTCTACTACCAGATGGTAGGCCGCGCTATCAGACCTTTTGAAGGAAAGGACGGGTGGATAGTTGACTTGTCGGGAAACTATAGCCGGTTCGGAAATGTCGCAGACCTCTTTATTAGCAGACCTCCAGGAACTACGAAATGGGCGGTGTATTCCAGAGGAACACAATTAACTAATGTCGTACTAAGATGAGCGTTCTAAATGAGCTTATTGAATATAAGCAAAGAGATTCCGCATTAGGAACTGAGTATTTAACTCTCTGTCCGCATTGCAGAAAGGGAGTATTTACACAAGAACCAATTTATGTAGGAAGTTTAGCTTGCCGTTTATGTGTTGATTTTGCGAACATGACGGACAAATATGTTACATGTAAATTCAATAGAAATGTTTCCATTTTATAAGAAAAAGAAGAAATCTCCTTCTGCTCCCAAAAAGAGAAAGAAGAGTAAGCCAGATTTAGTCAAGAGACTAGACAAGGTATTTGCGTTGTATATACGTCTGAGAGACTGCATGCCGAGCGGCATGGGACAATGTATCAGCTGCGGAAAGATAAAGCCGTACAGAGAGCTTGATTGTGGTCATTTCTTCGGACGTTCCAACATGGCCACCCGATTTGATGAAGATAACTGCAATGCAGAATGTATCGGGTGCAACAGAGTGAAGTCAGACCATCTTATATACTACCAGGAGAATCTGATAAAGAAGATTGGTGTTTCCCGATTTTCCACCCTGCGAGAGCGTGCTCACTCCATCAAGAAATGGGATGACGATGAGTTGGAGAAAATGATTAAGTATTATACTAATGAAGTAAAGAGACTGAGTTATGAGAAAGGTATCACCGTTAATCTGTAAAAAATATAAGTCCCCAGTGTTTCACAACACCGAGGACTTGAACCAATTAAAATCCTATAAAGATTATACTTTAAAGGGATTTGTTTGCAAAGGTAATGAATTATTTTCAAATTGCCAAATAAATCCCAATAAAAAAAGCCTGCTCGCCAGCAGGCTAAAGAGAAACCCATACAATATTCTTTTACAGAATATAATGGAAAAAACTTACTGCAAAAGTACTAAAAAAAAATGAGATAGCCAAATATATATCTAAATATATTTTGGTATTTTTGAATATTTAAGTTAATTCTTTTGCATATATCAGACAAAATTCGTAATTTTGCATTAAGGAGAAACAATATAGTTATAAATAAAATATTATACAATATGGAAGAGACAGAATTTCTAAGAGATTTTGAAGGAATCAAGGATTACAGAACGTTCTTGGTAGGCTTGGACAAACAGTTCAAGTCGGCAGGTGTGTTGTATCGTGAGTTTAAGATTTTGGAAGGAATGGCTTCAATCGCTTTAAAGATTAGTCCTTCTATTCACAATTTTATCTCCAGGCAGCAGGGAGTTGTTTACAGTAAGTTACAGACTGAAGTTGACACCCTCGCCAATAGTATCAAGCGAGGTAAAATATGCTTCATTAAGAACGAGGACTTGAACCAATAATTTAGTATGAAATATAATTGCATCAAAAATAGTGACTCTCCAGAAGTTATGAGAGCAAGGATGGAACATGGCATGGCTGCCTATGGAATCTATGTTGCTCTTATGCAGTTATTGGAGGAAAATGAGGATCATAAGCTGTCAAAGGATTATTCTATGATAGCTTATGAGATGCGTACTGATGTTTCTGTGGTGCAATCTGTAGTTGAGGATTTTGATTTATTTGAGGTTGAGGAAGAATATTTCTATTCTAAGGAACTTTCAGACACTATCGAGCAGGCAAGAAAAGTAAGCGAAGCTAGAGCTAGAGCCGGTCGTGCCGGAGGTGCAGCAAAGGCTAGAAATTTCGCAGAAAACGTAAAGGAGTCTTCTAGCAAATGCCAAGCAAATGCTAGAAAAAACGTAGCAAATGCTAGCGAATCTCTAGCAAATGCTAGAAAAAACGTAGCAAATGCTACAGAAATCCTAGCAAATGCTAGCGAATCTCTAGCAAATGCTAGAAAAAACGTAGCAAATGCTAGAAATCCAAAAGAAAACGAAAAAGAAAACCTTCCCCCTAAAACCCCTATAAAAGAAAAAGAAAAAGAAAATTGTCTTAGCAGACGGCTGAGTTCTAACGAACTCTTTCTCTCGCCCGAGCGTACGAGCGCGTGTAAGAAGTCACCGAAAGAACATACTACATGCCATAGAGGTCGGCAGATATTCGAGGCTTATTTCCTAGAGCTATACGGAGAGCCATATTATTGGCAGGCTAAAGATGCAAAGGCAATGAACTCTATCCTAAAGAAAATCGCTTTCGCTAGAAGTCACAAAAACCCGCCGCTGCCGACGGATGATGATAGTCTGCTAAAAGCGTGGAGTGAGTTCCTGCATCTTATTGACAAGACTTGGATAATGAACAATTTCTCTGTCAACAAGATAGACTCTCAGTATAACGAGATAGTTTCAGAAATGAAGAATCATAAACAAAACGTAACAAGCAATGGAAACAAATACAGAAAAGAATCAGGTGTCCCGAAGTATGAGACCAAAGCAGCCTATGAATCGGGGTTTGGCTCTGCCAATAGATAATCGGGAGATAAAGAATGCCCTCTACGCATTCTACAAGCGAGAGGTTGAAAAGCGTAAGAACGCATTTGTCCTCACAGAGGAGATAAAGCGAAATCTGTCAGATGTTGGCGATTTCCTTACAACGGAAACACGCTTCTATGGTCTATTCCTTCCAGGAAGCATTGGAAACGGAAAGACCACGATGCTTAAAGCTATCCGTGACCTGCTCGTTTATCTCGCAGATACAAATCAAATCAGATATTGCGAGGGAGACAAATATCCTCGTTTAATTTCTGCAAGAGACATGGCTAACGTGGCGAAGGCACCGGCAGACTTCCGTGCACTCAAAGATACGAGATACCTTCTCATCGACGACCTTTGCGAAGAGCCAACTGAGGTTGTGAGTTTCGGAAACTGCATTTATCCGTTTACGGAGCTGATTGAATACCGGTATGAGAATCTACTTCCGACTTTTATTTCAAGTAATTTCGGAGCGGCTGATATATCGGAGAAATACGGAAATCAGCGTATCGGTGACAGAATGAAGGAAATGTTCAAGATAGTTAGTTTCAAGGAGGAATCGTTCAGATGAGTTTAGCACAATCACCATATCAGAATCAGCCATTAGTGAATGACCCAAAGGCTGAGCAGTATGTTATCGGAAGTCTTCTTGTTGATCCTACCGCATACACTCTAGTAAGCCAGTATCTAGATGAAGACTGTTTTTACGACCCCATGTGTAGGGATATATGGAAGGCTGTTGATAATATGGGAAAGCAAGGTATGCCGATAGATGTCATATCTATTTCTGCCGAGCTCAGTAAGCAGAAGTCGAATGTAACAGCATTGGACTTGATGAACATTTCGGCACAGATTGCATCATCTGCACATGTAGAATATCACGCCATCAGATTGCAGGACCTTGGTAGAAGAAGAAAACTCTGGGTTGTCGGGCAGCAGCTTTCCAAGGTTGGATTATCGGAAGAGATTCTGACCGCAGACGCCCACCAAGAGGCTATAGAGAGTATCGGAGGAGTATTTGAGAAAGCAGATGGAGTGTTCACGCTCGATGATGCAATGAATAGTCTAAACGAGATAATGGTTAAGAATGCCACCGTTGGAGGTGTCACGACAGGAACCAAGACCGGTATGGAGAGATTCGATGAAAAGGGAGGTCTGCAGAAGTCTGACTTGATTATCGTAGCCGGTGAAACTTCTCAGGGAAAGACGAGCCTCGCACTTTGTATGACAAGACACGCCATCGAGAACGGAGCAAAGGTTGCTTTCTACTCTATGGAAATGACGAAGGAGCAGCTTACTGCACGTCTGCTTTCTGCCAAGACGAACATCCCGGCCAACAATATCCTCTATTCGGGCAGTCTGGCGCCAAGCGAGATAAGGATGATTGATGATGCTAGAGGAAAGTTGCCCGGAGAGAATTTATTCTTTGATGACAAGAGCACGTCAAATATAGATTCTATTCTTCTTTCCATCCGAATGCTTAAGATGCAGAAGGACATAGACGGAGCCGTAGTTGATTACTTGCAGATTCTTAACGTAAACTCCAGGAGTACGAGTTTCAGCAGGGAGCAGGCTATGGGTGATGCCGCACGAAGATTCAAGAACCTCGCAAAGGAACTGAACATATGGATCATCGCCCTAAGTCAGTTGTCTAGAGATAGTAACTGCCCGGAGCCGAATCTGAACCGACTGCGCGATAGTGGACAGATAGGAGAAGCTGCCGATGTTGTCATCCTAGTCTATCGAGCAGAGTATTACAACAGAGCGTACCCTGCCCCATTTGATAACAAGGACGATTATCCTACTGACGGAACGGCTATGATAGACGTTGCCAAGGGACGTAATATCGGAACGTTCAAATTCTTTATGGGATTCAACAAAAATACGACAAATTTTTTCAAGACGAATTTAATCAACGAAGATGTACAGGTTCCTTTCGAGAAGCCAGAAGAAACAGATGCACCATTCTGATAATCAGATAGTTACAAAGTACTATAATTTAGTATTTTTAACTAAAATAATCGTTGGTAAATTTGCATATATCAGAAAATTTTCGTACCTTTGCATATAGATAAAAGGTAGTAGTTTTGACTATTCAGAGCCTACCTTATAAGTTGAACCAATTAAAATTATAAAGATTATGAATACAAAAGTAAACTCGCTTAATGAAAAGCAAAGAAAGATGTGGGAAATGATTCGAATAGAATTGAATTATGAAGACACGGATGAAGACTTCAATGAATTTAAGGATGAAGCTGAAGGTCTGCTTGCAGACGATGAGGTAGATTTCTATGCTACATACAACAGTATGAACGGCATCGATGCTTCTGATGTGCTAGACCTCATTTACGCATAATAATCATTAATAATTCGAAGGCTATGGAAGAATCTTTATCAGAGTACATGCTTCGCAGATTTTGTTCTGCTTATCCAACGGTTCCAATTTCGCTTTCAAAAGTCAAGGCTTATCTTGATACAGTTGATGATTGGAGAGAGTTAGACGATAGCCATTTGGCACTATTATACAATTTTAATCTTAAAAAATAGAAAGGGAATAATTATGAGAAATTCAAATTTCAATCTTATCAAGTCTTTGGGCTATGTTGTAGTGTTGGTAAGTATGGCTTCGCACTCTGTACCGCACGAATATTGGCAAAACACAGAAGACGGACTTCTGTATGGTCATGTTGGTGATAGTGAAGAAGAACACAAACTTTTAATGATGGAAGGTGCTGTATGAAATATTGTATCGAAAGAATTTGCCCCACAGGTGATGTTTCCGAAGAGTTTGGAGACTACTCCGATGAAAAGGAAGCTAACAGAAACGCAGAGCTACTAAACATGGTAGATCCATTTAATAACTATAAAGTAAAGAAAGAAGCATGAAATACCAAGAGTTCAAGAAAAAGCAGCAGGATGAGTTTGGCAAGCTGCCAATGAAGGCTGCATTTGGAGACAAGCAGTTTAAGGAAATGATGGCTGAATGGGGGCTTACCACAAGTAAGGAAGACCTGGAAAAGATATGTTCCATCGGTGCCGGTGCTTATTGCCTCAAAAAGGATTACCACTTATTTCTGGTATTCGGTGAGCGTTCCGTTAAGGAATCAGAGGAGTTTCTGAGCAGCGATGAGAATTTGGTGGATGCCTTGAAATATGAATTTGGCAATCATGAGTGTGGCCTTACCTTTGAGTTTGAAAATGGTATCATCGCTTTGGGATATACCGTTAAGGAGTTTCTTTCAGATGACAGAAAGAAGAAGCTTTTTGTAAAGGCACGTAAGGAATACATTAATAGTCTGGAGGGTTAATATGAATACAAAGAATTTTGGAAACGGATATGTAGGTATCAAGATCAACAGTATTTCAGAAATAATGAAATACAATGCTCTAAAAGAGCAATTTTCTATTTGGAACGAGTATGAAGGCACTTTTGATGACGATGTCGAGGTTACGGATGACGATGGAAACGTCACTGAACGAGAGCCGACAGAAAACGAGAAGATAGAGCGTTACCTGGAAGCTTTCAATAATGGAACCGTTTTATATGCAGTTTTCCAGCTGGATTGTGGACGAGTCTTTTCGGATTTAGCTACCACTTACCAAAGTAAGTACGCTATCGGGCAGCAGGTCTTCATTATGAGGGACAACAAAATTGTTTCGGGTAGAATTGTCCTTATATCTCTTTCAGACTATGAAGATGACAAAAAGCTGTATGTTGATTATCATTCTAGAGATATAGGCGAAAGAATATACAATATAGTGAGTACAAATTTGTGCCCTACAAGCTATCGAAATTATTATTCTTTCAGTGAGCGCGACCGTATAGAAAGATGTCTCAAAGCAGCACTAAATAATAATTATGTTATCCTAGAGATAGACAGAAACTATGTAAGTAAAAGGCTTGGAGATATATTCTCTTCAAAAGAAGAACTTGTCAAACATTTAATGGAACAATAATTATGAACGTTATAAGAGTGACAGGAAATACAAAGAACAGAATAGATGCCATCTTTACGGGCAGCAAGTATCTGTTCTTCAGCCCAGATTTCGGATTGGTTGCTATTGCAACGAGAATATCAATGGATGAGAACTGCTCTTACTTCAATGTTGAGCTGACAGAACAAATTAAACCTAAGTTGATATACAAGGTTGTTGAAAAGGAAGAAGCTTCCATTAAACGTATCTGCCAATTCAACTGCATCAATTTAGGAGAAATGCCACAACATACTCTTCCATACGTGATAGACTTAACATTGGAAAGGAGATAGCTATGGTTGTAAAGGAAATGGTTCAGTACAAAAGAACTGCTGATATGGAAGAACTCTATCTGATGCTCAATAATGATTCTGTAGCCTACGACCTTTGGCACGATGCTGCCGAAAAGTACGCCCTGAAGATGGTAAATGGCGAGGCGGTAATGATGGAGAATGTCGCCCATGTGATGATTGCAAGAATCATCCAGTCATGTGACAGACTGATAAACTGGCGCAGAAAGATGATTACTGATGCCCTGGATATTACCAAAGAGCAGAAGGAGATTGTCGCATGGCAGTGGTTCTACAATAGCATGATGGATTTATATACTTATTATAAAGGTAGGCAAAAGTAAGGTTTAACATAACGGGTATTAAGGACACCCACAAGTTAGATACCTTATTCTTATCTGGCAGCCGGAAAGACGGCAGCCTACCTTCCAATAAAAATATACAATTATGAAGAATATTTATCATATACATCAGTCTTCCAATTCCTATTGGGATAGCCGTTGGACTGACACAGACTATTATCTTTGCGATAGCGAGGAAGAGTACCAGCAGAAGCTGGCAGAATATACCGAGAAGCGTAAGCAAATCGAGAAGGAGTTCAAGGAGAACCCAACGGAACTTAGCAAGAGTCGCGCACTATTCTTGCAGCTCAGCAAGGAACAGAAGGTGCATGCCAGCGAATACTACTACGGTCATGAATGGTGCGGTAAGGAGTTCGATGCTTTTGGTTTCTGCTGGAGTGAGAGGTTGGAGAGAAGCACGCATTACAAGTACTTCTTGAAGCTGGGTTCCGTAACAAATGAAAGCGTAAGTTCTGCCGTTGGCAGATTTACAGGATATGGAAGTTAAACTTAATAAGATTGGAGGTGAGTCATGTAGAATTAAGTAAAAATCATCGTTAATCAATGGTCGGGATTAAATAACAAACAATGTTTGATATTCTTATTTTGCGACAGCTCGGAAAGACGGCACCCGACCTTTAATTTTAAAAATAATATGGAAATAGAAGAATTAATAAAAATAGCAGAGTCTGATTCCTGGACTGTCACCGAAGAGGAATACACGAATGGGAAAGGATTGCTCTTTTCAAGACGTTCACCTGCAGGTCAAGACTTCTCGATATCAACCGGACCATTTGAAAGTGCTGAAGAATTGATCAACAGCATCCACCAGCGTTACGTAGAATTTGATGCTGACAGTGAAACATATTTATGGTTAGACAACGAGGGCCATGGAAAGAACGGAGCACCATATCGCATGAGGGATGTGCTGGAAGACATGGAGGCTTGCGAGAAAATGATTTACGACTTATTTATTTGTTATCGGGACGCTTATGAAAAGAAGTGAATTATTTATGGCTTGTGCCAATGAGTACAGTTACAGATGCAATTCTGATTGCGACAACTGTCAGTTATACCTTCGTTACTTAAAAGAAAAGGAGGATTGATTATGAAAGGGAAAGATATTATCGTAGTTAGCAGTTTGGGTGTACAAGCGTACTATCCTATTGGGCAGAATCTTAGTATAAATGGGAGAACTTGCGTAGTAGCGAAAAGTGGAGATTGCGTTAATTGCGCTGTTTGTGTACCTAACGTTCCGCTTCACGATCAAGAAGTTACTTGTACAAACCTAGCTTGTACTGCTGACGAACGAGAAGATAAAACTAGTGTTCATTTTAAAGTGGTTTAATTATGAAGGTATATCTAATTTATAAAGATGATGCCTGGCATACAAAGGGAAGCGGTGAATTGCTTAGAGTAGCCGACAGCCTTCAGAAATGTTATGCAACAGCAGAGGCCAATGGAGCTTCGGAAGAGCAACTTAGAGATTTGCGCAATATCGGGCAGAGCCAATGTAGTGGTAAAAGCTACGAGTTTAACATTGAGACATGGGAGGTAACATAATATGAAATATGACGTTTGCATTCAAGAAACTTTGAGTAAGACAATAACCGTAGAGGCAGAATCAAATACGGATGCTTGCTCCATGATTAGAGAAAAGGTTAAGAATGGTGAGATTGTCCTTTCTGCCGACGATTACACCGGTTGTAGAATTATAACGGCACAGAAAGCGTATGGAAGTGAAGACAACGAAGACTGAGTTCAGAGAACTGCTTAGTGTTCTAGAAAAAGCAGCAGCTTTTATTAATGAAAAATCCACAAGGCCCAAAGACTTTGATTTGGCTAGAAGATTAATAAGGGCAAAGGCTTTGCTGGCGAAAAGAAATGGCAGTCTTCAAGGAGAAAGCGGCGATAGTCATTAACGGCATCGTGTACGTAGCGGAACCAATGGATGATTGCGAGGATTGTGCGTTTTGTACGGGCTTGGCACAATGCAGCGTAGATTTCATTTGCATCTCTATGAGAGAAGCATTCCGTAAGGGTTTTAGAGACAAGCCTATAGGTTTCAAAAAATGGAAAGGTTATGAAAGGATCAGAAACATTCAAGAAGGTAATCAAGGCATATCTTGACAAGCGTGCAGCAGAGGATGAATTGTTCGCAAAGGATTACGCCAAGCCTGGCAAGAATATCGATGATTGCTGCGACTTTATTATCTCAGAGGTCAAGAAATCCGGAAGGAATGGCTTTGACGATGATGAGGTTTACGGAATGGCAGTTCATTATTATAATGAAGAAGAAGTCTCATTCACTAAGAATCAGAATTGCACCATTGTTACAAATCTCTCAGACCAGACCAAGGAGAATCTGGAGAAGAAGGCTGAGGAGGAATTCAAGCAAGCCAAAATCATCGAACTCCAGAAGAAGGAGTCCGCTGAGAAGGAGCGCTTGAAGAAGAAAGCCGAGGCTCAGAGAAAGAAAGATGCTGAGATTGGGCAGTTGAGTTTGTTTGATTTTTAAATATGTGAGTTATGAAGCCAAGAAATAAGACAGAACGTGAAGTTGTAAAACTCTCGGACAGAATTCCGGAGTTATCAGACAAGCAACGTGAGTGGGCCATCAAGACTTGCATCTCTGAAGATGATGCCTACAAGTATGGTGACAGATTTTCTAGAGGATGCTTCTACCTTGTATGCACATTCAAGGGATGGCAGGTTCTCAGGTACTTCCAGGTAAGAGTGAAGTTCCGGTTCCACAAGATGGTTAAGGAGAAGATTTACTTCAAGGAGTGTATGCAGCAATGGTTGAAAGACGGGGAATATGTTTTTCTTGCCAAGCAGCGAACCAGCGGATATATAGAAGATGCTTTTTCTGCTTTCGGAAAGTTGGAAGTAAGAACGCATACTGTATGGAGTTTCTTGGGTGATCCTCGTGATATTGGATTCGATGGAGTATATTACGCTTCAGTCCAAGGCAAGTATAAATATGCTCTCAGAGACTTCGGGGAAAAGATTCTGTGTGACGAAATCTTCCGTTCCGTCAATGCTAACCCATACAATGAAACTCTCATGAGACGTGATATTGATATGTGGAAGGTGTGTAAGTACCATGAAGCTGTCTTCGACAGAGAAAAAATGTCTGCCGTCAAGATTGTTGTCAGACACGGAAAGGCTTCTTATATTTACGATAGCTTGTGGTGGGATATGCTCGACAGTATTATGTATCTTAAGAAAGATGTACGTAACCCTTCTATAGTTTGCCCGGAGAATCTTCGTGAGGCGCACGACAAGTGGCTAAAGGCAGAAGACAACAAGAAAAAGAAAATGGAGGACAGAATGACTAAGCTGCGTTTGATTGCGGAAGAGAAAATGCAACTCAGATATCTGGAGCAAGCTGCTAAAGCCGAAGAGGAGAATAAGAAAAAGGCAGAAGCAATGGCTAATGTATATGTTGACAGAAGAAAGCAGTTCTTTGACATTGACATAAAGGATGGCGCCATAGACATACAGGTTCTTAAGTCCGTCCAGGAGTTCTTTGAAGAGGGCAAGGAAATGGGGCACTGTGTATTTAGGAACGGTTATTACGATGTGAACAGAAAGCCGAACTGCCTCATACTTTCTGCCAAGGTAAACGGTCAGCGTATGGAGACAATCGAGGTAAACTTAGCCGATGTTACCGTTGTTCAATGCCAGGGCCACGGAAACATCAATTCCGCTTTTCACGATACCATTCTGAAGCTTATCAAAGATAATCTGTGGCAGATAGAATCCAGGCTCCCGAACAGGGCTAGTAGAACGGCGTAATTTTTAGTATTTTTGGCTAAAATTTTCGTTTGATATATTTGCATATATCGAGATTTTTTCGTACCTTTGCGTATGAGAAGAGCCTATTTTGCGGTGTTTTTGACTATCCAAGCCGCATATATGCACAATTTTATGTTAAAATATAGTTAATTTTAGATTTTAAGTATTTAATCATTAAATATTTTATTAAATTTGCAGCGATGGAATACGATTACAGTAAGCTCAGAGAGTTCATCAAGCGTTGTAAGTGGCAATGGGCCACTTCAATGATAGACGTTCCTCATGAGTACATTCACAGAGACAAGTGCGCATTGACAAACGACGAGTTCTATTACTTCGTCAGCGCACAGCGAGACAATGGAGTCCATGAAAGATGGGGAAAGTATAATTTCCCTTACCTTTACATTGACGGTTACAAGTATTGGACGATGGGTGACCCATTCGAGACTACTTGGATTTTGAACAGACAGAAGGTTTTCAACGAGTTCGACTTCCTGGAGTGGCCGGTACCGAGAATCTATTCGAATCAGGAAATGGACGTGATGGCAAAATCTATCATGTTCACGTTCAAGGACAGAAGATTTTTCGAGGCAGGCATCGGAAACGGAGACTTCGTCGCTTTCACCAAGATAAAACCGGAAATGTATTATGGAGTTGATCCTAGCAAGAAAGCAATCAAGCAGTTCAGGGAGAAGACCTCTGGCTTTTTCCGAAGATGTTCTACTATTTCTTTTGAGGAGGCGATAAAGAAATGGATGTCGGCAGACAGCGTTGTGGTTGCTCTTTTCGGTACCGCTTCCTACTTCATGCCTCAGTATCTCCGCAAACTGGGCGAGAGTGGTTTGGATTATTGCCTTATGTTCTACAAGGATGACTACACCCCTGCAGAGTTCGAGGAAATGCACCATTTCACCTATGACAGAATGCAGTTGAAATCGATGTTCCCGAATTGTAACATATACAATCACAAGAATTTCGTAACCATTTCAAGTAAAAAAATCACCTGGCAACAGGCAACAGTAGAAAATGAATTATTCCCAGTATGATAAAATAGCAAGTAAGTACGACACTTTGTTTCGTGATGAAATGAGTCTCGTTGAGAACCGTGAGGTGGGGCAAATGCTCCCACCTCTCAGCGGTTCAATCCTAGACATCGGATGTGGTACCGGCTTGCTGACAGAGATTGCAAAAATCGACCCACAGGAATATCTAGGAATTGATCCTAGTAAAGGAATGTTGGAGCAGTTCACTAACAAATACCCAGCCTATAAGGATAGGGTTGTATGTGAGCCTTTCGACGGAAAGAGTTTAGATTGCAGGAATTTCGACAATATCGTAGCATTGTTCGGTTCCCCATCTTATCTTTCCCGTTATGCCGTTCTGGCAATATCGCAGTGCAAGGCTCGCAAGTTCTTGATGTTCTACAAGGAGAAATATCATCCGGTCACTTATGAGAAGTGTGATGTGGAGTTCAGACATTTTTTCTATTCAAAGAAGGTCTTGTGCAGTTTTTTTGGTGAAGAAAACGTATCAGAGTATCACAATTATTTAATAGTAAATTGCGTATGACATCACAGAAAGGTTTGCGTTATGATGGCAGTATTGACAAATACCCCATCACAGAAGGCGAGATTTACAGTTTAGGCAATGGTAGCAAGATTACCATTGCCGATATTACTTTGGGGCTTCCGGAGTTTTCAAAGAATGCCGATTGCGTATTCATCGACCCAGCAGGAAGTAAAGGTGTCCTCAAAGCGTATTATACCAAGGCGGAGAAGCAATGCCCGGTTGATAATTTTGACGAGTTCGTTGCCCACATCAAGAGGTGCATCGAGCAGATTAATCCGGACAGACTATTCGTCGAGTGCTTCTACAGAAATAAGAAACAGTTGGTTCCTATGGTAGAATCTCTGTTCCCTCATGTAAAAATCTACGAGAACACCTATTATCATAAGCCAGATTGCAAGTGCTGGATTATCCAAGGCACCAAGCAGGCAGAAGACTGGGGACTCCAGGGAATGGATGAATGGGATGCGGTGTTCAAGATTTGTAAGGATGTTCCGTTCAGCTCTATCACAGACTTCTTCATGGGTCAAGGACTTGTTGCCCAAGCAGCCTATGCCGCAGGTAAGGTTTTCTATGGTAGCGATATGAACAGAAACCGTTTGGCTGTAGCCATAAGCAAGGTAGCCAAGCGAGGTGGAGAATGGACAGTTACTAAATAATTACGCATATGATTAAACTCTCTCAGATTATCATCCTCAACGTTCCGAAGCGAGAACGTGAGGGCAAATACCTTAAGAAGTTGATAGAGACCAGCACGAAGCCTTATGGTATTCCTGTCAGTATCTCTATGGACCGAGGTAAGGGTCTTTGGGACAATTATTCCCAAGCGTTGACGCAAGAGGTAGCGGAAGGAACCCATCGCATGATTATTCACGATGACATTACCTTTGACCGCAACATTCTTGCCAAGATTTTACATATTCTCTCTTTTGCTCCCGAAAACAATGTTATCAGTTTCTACAATCCTACAAATGGTGACTATACTGATTGTTACGCAAAGGGCAAGCACGTTATTTCTACAAAGACTAATTTCTGGCTGCAGGCTAGCGTATATCCAAATGACCTAGCCAAGGACTTTGTTGAAACTTCAAACAAGATGACGGATGATCAGACACGTTATGATGATTCGCGCCTTAAGGCATACCTTCAGGCAAAGGGTATCGACCTTTACGCTATCGTTCCCGGTCTGGTTCAGCATTTCGGTGCATACAGAAGCACGTTCAACAATCCAGGCGCCGTAGGTGGCATTCCTCGAAACAGCAAGACCTACGACAACCAGTTTGATGTAGAGTCTGTAGATTGGGAGAGTGAGTTCAAGAATCCTTATTTGGCTAAGTCAAGCAAGGATTGGGTTAAGGAAATCGTAAACAAGGAATTTCTCGATGAATACAAAAAACTCTAAGGAAAATCTAGCCTTGAAATTGGCGAAGGACAATATCGAGGTTGAGCAGGTGAAGCCGCTGCATATTGAATACGTCAAGGTTGATGACATTTATCCGAATGACTATAACCCTAACACGCATGATGCAGACAGCTTCGACCTTCTCATCAAATCGTTGCTCTATTTCGGATTTACTCAGCCTATCGTTGTCAACCGCTCGACGATGCAAATTGTGGACGGAGAGAACAGATACCGCGCCGCCTGCGTCATCGGATATGAGATGGTTCCTGTATGCTTTGTTGACTTCGACGAAGAGAAGTTGAGATATGCAACAATCATGCACAATGCCGCTCGCGGCCACAACAATAATGAAATGATGGGTAGGCTTAAGAATTACCTTGACACCCATTTCAGTAATTCCAGCGACAAGGTATTATTAAACAATAGAAAGAAATGATATTTTACAGTGACAAAAACGTTTATGAGGCAGCTCTTGAAAGATTCAGATACATCTTTCGGGAGTTTTATGGTAAGCGTAAGATTGTCGTGACGATGTCTGGAGGAAAGGACTCTACCGTGGTTCTCAACCTTGCGCACGAGGTTATGAAGGAGATGGGAATTGAAAAGATTCCCGTCCTCTTCCTAGACCAAGAGGCAGAGACTCCAATGACTATCGAGTACATACGATACATCATGCACTTGCCGTGGGTTGAGCCGTATTGGATTCAGTCATACTTCCAGGAATGGAATGCCTCAAAGGGAGAATGGTTCAATGTATGGGGGCCTGGAGAAAAATGGATTCGTGAGAAGGAACCAGATTCTTATGGTGATTTGGAGATTCCGCACAATCAGTATTTCTCCAAGACCCTTGATCAGGTACACAGAATGCTCTTCGGCAAAGACTACCTAACTTTAGGTGGTGTCCGTATCGAGGAGTCGCCGGCACGATTGTCGGGTCTTACTAGAGGTGAGTGCCTTCCAGGTATTACGTGGGGAGGTGGTGGCGGATATTATAAAGACGGCACACCGAGAAGTCTGGTGCTCTACCCTATTTGGGATTGGAAGGTTTATGATGTATGGTATTACATCTTCAGCAACAAGCTTCCGTACTGTAAGCTTTATAACTATCAGTTCACGCAGAAGCCACTCAGAGCGTGCCGAGTAAGTTCCCTCATCCATGAGCAGGCTATCCACGACTTAGGTTTCATTAAGGAAGTGGATCCATGGTTCTACGACAAGTTGGTACGAAGAGTTGCAAACGTCAATACGTCTGTACACGTCTTTAACGAAATAGCAACATACTGCTACAATTTGCCACCTTATTTCAAGGATTGGGATGAATACGTTGATTATCTCGCAGACAATCTTTGTGAAGACAAGAAGAATGCGGAGACTATCAAGAAAGGCTACCGTTCTGCCAAGAAGAGGAATGTAGCTAAAGCCGGGCATTGCCAGGAGTGTATTGATTACGTAATACATCAGATTGGTTATACCAGCGCTGTCTGCGTCATTGCGGAAGATTTCGGCATGAAGCGCATTCAGAGTGTAGAGCGTTCTTTGCGTCAGTATTTGAGCGACAATTATGTTAAAATAGAAAAAGCTAATAAGGAATATGAATCTTCAAGAGAACATCAAGAAGGAGTTTGATGCTGTCAATGATAAGGTGCAGTTTTTGAACGACCTCAGAAAGTATATCAGTTCCTTATCTCCGGAGAAAGTCAACCCTGTAGATTGCGTGCTTTGGGTTGACAAGGATATGGTTGTGGCCAACAACTACAATCCTAACCATGTGGCAGATAAGGAAATGCGCCTTCTCTATACATCCGTGAGGGAAGACGGTTACACAATGCCTATCGTTACCATTTGGGACGAGAAGCTGCAGAAGTATGTAATCATCGACGGTTTCCACAGAAACCTCGTTATTCGCAAGTTTGCGGACATCAATGAGCGATGTGGTGGAAAGCTACCTATCGTAGTTCTAGACAAGGACATCGACCAGCGTATGGCATCAACCGTAAGACACAATCGTGCCCGTGGAAGTCACTCTGTAGATGGAATGGTAAACATCGTCTTCAATATGCTCAGAGATGGTGTGTCTGAGCGTGAGATTTGCGAAAAGGTAGGTCTGGAGCAGAAAGAGCTTGTAAAGCTTAAGTTTGTTACCGGTTTCGCCAAGATTTTCAAGGATTATAAGTATAATGCGGCTATCGAAAAGGTTGTCGACGAGAGACGCGTAGCAAGAGAGACAGCCAAGAAGAAGGAGGATAAGAAATGAAAGTAAAGGTAGTTAAACTCAGTGAAATCTTTCCTTACTATGACAACCCTCGTGACAACACGAATGCGGTTGAGCCTACGAAGGAGAGTATCAAGCGTTTTGGATACGTTAAGCCTATCCTCGTTGATAAGGCAGGTGTAATCATTGCTGGTCACACAAGATACGTGGCCGCTTACCAGTTGGGTATGGAGTTCGTTCCTGTCGTTTACTCGGATATGGACGACGAAATGGCAAAGAAGTACCGCATCCTCGATAACAAGCTGGCAGAGAAGTCTTCTTTTGATGAAGACCAGCTTTTGGAGGAATTGCGCAACATGGAGGTTCCTACCGATATGCAGGCATTCTTCTTTGAGGATATTAACCAGATGCTCAACTTCTCCCTCGACAGCATCAACCAGCAGGCAGAAGAGTATGGTGGCTTCCAGGATGACTATTCTCAGGTTGATGAGGAGAACTTCGAGGCTCCATCCAATGAAGAGGCTGGCGAAAGCGAGGAAGCTTCTTCAGATGAGGAGGAGGAAGACCCTGCCAAGGATTTGTTCGTTCTCAAAGAGCGCGAGGACGGTTCACATTATATGAAGGTCGTTTGCCCATATTGCGGAAATATGGAAACAATAGAAATTGAGGATTAATAGGTATGGAAGAGATTAAGATTAATGACAAGGTAATTGAGTTACCTATTGACAGTATCGTGCCTCATGACGGTTCGCACAAGACCGACGAGACGGCAGTACAGGCAATCATGCAGTCCATCAAGGATTTCGGCATCACTCAGCCTATTTCCGTTGACAAGAACAACGTGATTGTAACCGGTAACGGTGTGTATAAGGCAGCCAAGGCATTGGGAATGGATAAGGTTCCGTGCATCCGTCTTGACTATCTGACTGATGAGCAGATTAAGCAGTATAGAATCGCTGATGACAAGACGTCCGAGTTTGCCACTTGGAACGAGAAGAAGCTTCGCAAGGAGCTCTCCTATCTTGGTGATCCTAACAGCATTCAGTTTGCTTTCGATGAGAGCATTGCCGGTATGCTTGGACTCAACGCTAAGCCAAAGGAACAGAAGCCTGCGGCCGCACCTTCAAAGGCTGAAACTAACCATACGGCTAAGAAGGTCGTAACGGAAGCCCAGAAGGACCAGAAGTTCAAGGAGGAAATGAAGGGCGTTGAGGAGAATATCAAGGTCAAGCCTTCAGAGTATTATGAGTATAATTGTTCCGCTTGCGGTAAACTAGTAAAAGTTAAGAAGCCATGACAGATGAATCATCACAGCCGAAAGTAAAGTCTTTCGTACATAGAATCCCCAATCCTGTTGGAAGACCATACAAGATTAAGTCTTCTCAGGAATTATGGGATAAGTTTGTAGCTTACTGTGATGATGTTGAAAATGACCCTTGGCAGCAAAAGACTGGTAGCAACTCCATTGCAGGCGGCAGCGGCAAATCCACAAATTCCATGAGACAAGAGGTAAGGGTTTTCAGAAGAGCCTATACCCTTGTCGGATTTTGTGCTTTCTGTGGCATCGTTCAGAAATGGGCGGATTTCAAGAGAGGTAATCTTAAGAGACCAGGCTTTGAGCAGGTGATAACACAGATTGAGAATGTCGTGATGGCACAGCAGATTGATGGCGCCATGCTTCATCAGTTTGATTCCAGCATTGTTGCAAGGCTCAACGGATTGGCAGATAAGCATATTCAAGAAGTAACCGGCAAGGATGGCGAAGACTTCAAATTTCCTAAGCTGTCCTTGGATGATATTAAAGAATTACAGAAGATAAATGGACTTTGAGAAACAACGTTTTCTTCATAAGCAGTTAGTGGCATCGTCCCTGCTGCAATTCACTACTAAGATGTTCGCCTATACTGCTCGACGTGAGTATGTAATAGGCGAACATCACAGGATTATATGTGATGCGCTCATGGATGTGATAAGGGGAAAGACTAACAAGCTGATTATCAACATCAGCCCTCGTTATGGAAAGACACTCTTGTGTTCACAGATGTTTATCGCATATGGTCTTGCGCTGAACCCTGCTTCAAAGTTTCTTCATATATCTTATTCCGGAAGTCTCGTCCAGGACAATTCTATGGCAGTCAAGGACACGATAACTTCTACATATTTTCAAACACTATTTCCGAATGTCAAAATCAGAAAGAACGATAACACAAGATCAAAATGGAGCACAACGGCAGGTGGTGGTGAGTATGCTACATCTACCTTGGGTCAGATCACAGGTTTTGGTGCAGGTCAGCCAGACTGGACCGAAGAAGACATAAAGAACATGGATAAGTTTATGGCTACGTTCAACCCCGGTCACTTTTCGGGAGCCATAGTTATCGATGACCCTTTACGACCGGACGATGCTTTGTCCGATAACGTCAGAGAGTCTATCAACAGACGTTTCGAGACAACCATCCGTAACCGTGTAAACTCACGTCATACGCCAATTATCATCGTCATGCAGAGGTTGCACGAGCACGACTTGTGCGGTTACCTTCAAGAGATTGAGCCAAATGAGTGGAAGGTTGTTTCCCTCCCGGTAATACAGACAGACGAGGACGGAAAGGAGCGAGCCTTGTGGCCGTGGAAGCATACGCTGGAGGAGCTGTATAAAATCAAGCATGCCAGCGAGTTCGTATTTGAGACACAGTACATGCAGAACCCAACCCCTATGGAAGGTCTTATGTACCATGCCTTCAGAACATACGATGAGCTGCCGGACAGAAGGTATGCAAGAATGATTGGCAACTACACCGACTCGGCAGATACCGGTTTCGACTTCCTTTGCTCTATATGCTTCGATGCACACGATGACGGCTACTATGTTACCGATGTTCTATACACCAAGCGACCGATGGAATACACGGAACCAGCGCAAGCCAATATGGTTAAGCGCAATCAGACAGACGTGTGTTTCGTTGAAAGTAACAATGGTGGCCGCTCTTATGCCCGCAATGTCGAGCGCATAACAAGGGAACACGGAAACAGAATCACCCAGTTCGTAACGTTCACGCAATCGAAGAACAAACAGATTAGAATCTTCACTCGCTCCAGCGAGGTAAACAATAAACTAGTTTTCCCTTCTAATTGGGAACAGTTGTGGCCGGAGTTCGCCCACGATATGAAATCCTACAGAAAGGAAGGATATAACGCTCACGATGATGCGCCGGACGCTTGTACGGGCATCATAGAGAAGTGCGAGGAGTGGCTTAACAATGCTACCGATGCACAGCTCAGACGTGGCGGTTTCTTGTAATTTTCTTTTTACTATGTCAACTAGGCGTTTGCTCGCGAGAGTAGGCGCCTTAACTATTTGAATATCAGCGCATTGTAATTTAGTATTTTTAACTAAAATAATCGTTGGTAAATTTGCATATATCAGAGAATTTTCGTACCTTTGCATATAGATAAAAGGTAGTACTTTTGACTATTCAGAGCCTACCTTGCAAGTTGAACCAATTAAAATTATAAAGATTATGAAGAATTTAGTTTATGCTCGCTTCGAGAGAATGACAGTTAATGAAGTTTCAGAGCTTATGAGTATAGCATCAGGAAAGATGGCAATCAAGATAGCTTCAGTTGCTCCTACATTGTTCCGAGTTTCAGCATATGGCATCTTTGATGGAGATGCAGAGGACTGGGGCTTCGAGAGTGCAGATTGCGGATTGTTCCAGGGAGAAGAGGAGTTCGAGGCAACCAAGAAGTTGTACGAGACCACCATCGCTTAATATAGGAGGAGGAACTGCTATGAGTGGTCTTTTTGAAACAAAGCTTCTCAAATACAAGAAGCACATCATCCAGGTTTTTGAGGATATGTTCGGTCAGAGATACGTCTATATCGATGGTCAGACACAGACTTATTCTATTAACAACGCAAAGAGAATGATTAGCCTATGTTGTCAACAGTAATATTCACGGATGGCGCCCAGAAGAATGTGGAGCCATCCAACGGAACGGATTTCTCATTGGAGGAGTTGAGAGGATTTGTTGGTGGACACATCGAGTTGGTCCGACTCAGCAAGTCGCAGGTAATGGTAGTTAATGAGGAAGGCAAGGTTTACGACCTTCCTCAGAACGAGAACGCCACGATGCTTGTGAATATTGCAGGTATTAGAGACGTAATAGTAGGTAATGTATTAGTTTGTGACATTAATAAAATAAAGTAATATGGATAAGAATGATTTGATGAAATACCTCGTAGAAGAGGCAGAGTATAGTGAGAGTGAAGTAGCTGAAATGACTAACACGGAGTTGCTGGATCATTGGCTGGAGTATAACGGAATTTGCGGTTACACAGAGGACATCAAAGACGTTATTGAGGCTGCTTTTAATGTAGATTTGGAGGACTAGCAATGTACAAAGAGAATATAGGAACAGACAGATATGGGCGCACGATGTGCCTATATCACTCCTGCAACACTGTCTATTGCGACCACGTCAAGAACGATAAGGTTGTCAGGACAAGTCAGATTAAGGTAGATAATGACATCATCTTAATGTTCAGTGCTTCGCATACGAGCGGAGCCTACATTTACGATGAGATTCACAGAAGATACGGGAAATGGCTATGAAAAAGATTATCACCATTGAAGTAGAAAGCTCTAGTGTAGAGTGCTACAGTAGCTTCTATACGGACCTGGAGTCTTTCGTCACGCACAGAGTGAATGGTACTCCATTGAGAATTAAAATAACCTCAGATATTAAGTAGCGTATGAAACCAATGTTAGCAACAAGATATTATCCGTCACAGACGAAGTTTCCTTGCTTCGCCCAGCCTAAGTATGACGGAGTTCGCTGCATCCTTCATGAAGGAGAAGGTGGCGAGGTTCACCTCACATCGAGAGGCGGTAAGGAATATGATGTTCCTCAGATTAAGGCTTGGGGAGAGAAACACCGCGGTATGCTTCCTTTGGATGGGGAGATATACAACCACCAGGAATTGACCTTCCAGCAGATATGCTCTGCTGTCAAGTGCCGTTCTTCTATGACTGACAAGCTACGTATGGTTATCTACGATGCACAGATTCCGGGAAGCTTTTCTGCCAGATGGAAAGTTCTGCAGGAGGAGTTTGCTTCCATTGATCCAAATGGACCGGTGTACCTTACGCAGACTTTCGTTGCCCATTCAGAGAAGGACATCAAGCGATGGCACAAGATATTCGTTTCCACCGGTTACGAGGGTGCCATTATCAGAAATGCAGATGGAACCTATACCGAGGGCAGAAGCAATGACCTTATGAAGCTGAAATCGTTCGACACGACGGAGTTCAAGGTGGTCGATGTTTTGGAAGCGGAGGGCAATGATGCAGGTACCGCGATATTCAAACTGAAGTGTGGAGAGTACGAGTTCTGTGCCCGTCCGATAGGTTCAAGGTCACTCAGAGCCCAATATTTAGCCGATAAGGACGAGTTGATAGGTATGGCGGCGACTGTTCAGCACCAAGGTTATTCTGACGCTGGAGTGCCGAGATTCCCAGTATTGTTGAACATTAGGGATTACGAATAATGGCAGCATTAAATATTAACGAGTATTACGGATGCTTCTCTTGCGAGGCTGCTGACGAGCACGGAAATGGTTGCAGGCACGGTCTGCTGTTCCCGGTACTGCTTGTGATGGGAAACAAGAGAAGCTGCCCAAACTATAAATTCAAGAAGAAATAACTATGGAGTTAGAGGTTAAGCTAAAAAGAAAGTATGAGTCTAAGACAGAAACTTTCGTCCTGATTAATTACAAAAGAGACTTGCGAAGATGTGTCAACATAACTTATCCAAGAGATTGGGATTGTGAAAAGCTTGATGTGTTCATTCAGAACTTTCACGACGTGAACGTTAGAAAGCCTTTATATGTGTCGGAATGGAGTTCTTTGCTTATGAAAAACAGACTGGAGGAAATTAAGAAACTAGGCTATCGTGTTATTGCTATAAATCAGTTACATGGCTACATAGTAAGAAAGGATGGAAAGTTTCTATCCTATCAGCTTGCAAAATATACATCAGAGGGAGGAATAAGTCTCACATATCAATACGTGCCATCTCGAACACATGGAAGTGGTGCTATACAAGGTGGTGAGAGTGGCTATAATTTTGGATTCACCGAGTTTAGTAAAGAAATGCTGAACGATATGATGGACCACCCGAAGCTTTACGGTAAGGTCGAGCACTACAAAGACTTCAATGAGTACCGCCAGCTGAATGCAGGGCGAGAAAAGTCACTCAAAAAAATAATCTGATTTTTTTTGGTTCAACACAATAAAGTACCATATGATGCGTTATTAATCTGATAGACGGATTATTAACTAAAGCTTAGCTACCGGCATGACGGGCGCATCATATGGGAAATAGAAAATTTGTTCCACAGGTAGGAAACCATCTTGGAACTATCTCGAACATTTTAGCTGTTGTTTCATTTATAGCCATAATAGTTTCAATTATAACTTGGATAAACGCCTTGAATACTTCTGGCGGTTATGGATATGAAAGTTCAAGTATTAGTGGTATACAAGCATTTAGCTACGTTATTGACTCATTGCTTTGCTTGGTAGGTTCTTTTGTTCTCAGAGGATTCTCGTTTATCGTGAAAGCAGCTGTACGCTATCTTGATGAGAAAGGTGAGTTTGATGAAAAGTAGAATGTAATTGTTATGTCATCAAAGCTTATAGTAGATCAAAAGAACGTAAAGTATCTTTTTCAAGATAAAAAAGCGACGTTCTTGATTCCTGATTATCAGCGTCCGTATGCTTGGGGAGAAGACGAATGTAAGGTCTTATGGGAAGACTTATTTTCCTTTTCATTCCCAAATAACAACTGCGACAGCTTCGATTCTTCAGAGAGTTACTTTCTCGGTCCTATAGTAACATTCCGCAATGACGAAGGGAAACTTGAAATCATTGATGGTCAGCAGCGTCTTACGACCTTGCTTCTCTTACTGCGAGCTTTCTACAATCGCCTGGAGCACATGAAAGACAATCGTTCAATCAAGATGCGAGAGGACATAGAAAAGTGCATTTGGAGAGCAAATGAGTTCGGAGAGTATGATCCAAACGACTTGAAGATAAATTCGGAGGTTGCAACTGATAACGACAAGGAAGAGTTTATGGATATACTCCGGAAAGGAACATCAGAAGGAAAAAGTCGGTATGCGACCAACTTCAGATACTTTCAAGACAAGATAGGAAAATTCATTGAAGAATATCCTTCTTTCTTTGCACTATATCCAGCTCGCATACTCAACAACTGCGTACTACTTCCGATAGAGGCAGAATCGCAAGATACTGCTCTTAGGATATTCTCGACGCTTAATGATAGAGGTAAGCCATTGTCTGACTCAGACATTTTCAAGGCACAACTCTATAAGTTCTACTCATCCATCGGAAAGAAGGAAGAGTTTATCACTACATGGAAAGAGCTTGACGAACTCGTTACCAAAATATTCCACCCATATCGTGGAACACCTTTGGATGAGTTGTTTACACGCTATATGTACTACGAGAGAGCTTTGCTGACTAATCGTAGTTCTATGACAGAAGGACTTCGTAAGTTCTATGAGAAAGATGGATATGTCCTACTTCGACGAGAGCAGACTTTAGAGAATCTTGTCTTGCTAGCCGACTTCTGGAAAGATGTATATTCTCAGAACGAAGACCGTTTTTCCGTGGATGTACTAAAGCGCTTGTTTGTATTGAATTATGCGCCTAACAGCTTATGGACTTATATTGTATCGGTATATTTCATGCACTATAAGAATGCTGAGAATATGCTAGACAATGAGAAGTTCTATCTGTTCTTGAATCGTTTGATAGGCTTTATCTGGGCATACGCTATCAGTAACCCAGGAATAACGGCCTTGCGAGCACCAGTATTCAATGAGATGGTGAATATCATAGAGAATAAAGAGATTGCTTTCGAGAACTATCTATTCCAAGAGGAATTGTTCCGTTCGCAATTCACCAACTTCAGTTTTTCAAACACTCGTGCGATTACGAAGTCGATGATTATGTGGTGGGCATTCTCTTTCGATAGTCAGGAATTGCTTCCTCTTGACGCAACATATGATATTGAACACATCTTCCCAAGGAACAGACAAGTCAAGGAAGGTGGATTGTCGAGTGACGAGGTTCTTGAAATGTTGGGAAACAAATCGGTATTGGAGCGAAGAGTTAATATTCGGGCATCCGATTACAGATTTGCTGACAAGATTAAGTATTATAATGGTGAGTTCAAATCCACAGGTGAGAGGATTGGAACTAAGATACACGAATTACGAATGCTGTCACAGACGTTGACAGATTTTACAGAAACGGATATTAGAGAGCGCACGTCAAGAATGCTTGATAAGTTTATCGCTTATCTCAAATCTAACTCTCTGATTTCCAACAGACAGAACTTGTAATTCAAACCTGGGATTTAATCTTAGTCTTCGAGACTTACAAGGTATCAAATAAACCAGCGAGGGCTTGAATCAATTAAATTTCGAAAAAGATTTGGATTTTCCAAAATAAAATATTACCTTTGCAGCGGTAAAGGAGAAAGATAAATAGGGATTGGATAGACCTCTCACACGTCGGTCTTCGGATGCAGACTTCGGGAGGGTTTCCAATCCCTTGTTTTTTAGTTTAGTAATCTCATAGTATAAAGGATATTTTCACTTGTAAGTTTAACCTTACATTCTATTCGTTTTCCTTGATAAGTAGCATGGAATACTTTGAACTGAAAATCATGATGGTTACCTTCCTCAATCCTGTCAAATGTTGCTGTAGGAAACCATTCGTTTACATCGGCTGCAATTTGTATTGTTTCGCTAAGTCTTCTATTTCTAATATTCTTTGCCATCGTTTCAGAAAAGAAATTTCGTCCTACCACAAATTCCTCATTATTATTATTGAGATAAAGTCTTCTAGCCGTTTGACCGTCTGGTAGCTCTACCTCTCTAAATTTTGTTTGCATTGTCTCATTAATGAATTCTCGAAGTCTTGCCCTTACCTCTGGTGAGTTCTGTGCAGCTATTCGAACTTGCCTTTGTGACCTTTCAGAGCGAACGTATTGGGTGATATAGGATGATTGCTTCACCTTATCTTTATTATCATTTACCCAATTTGTGAAGTTCTTAGGCATAGCATTGCTTGGTTGTTTACCGCTCCAATACTCCTTTTCACTCATTATTACCGGGATGGCATAGCACATACAATTCACGTGCCAACCAACCCAAGGAAAATAACTCGGATAGACACCTGCAAGCAAATCACACATATCGTGCTTATGACTTGGGTTGTTGGTTGTCTTTATCTCCTTGCCTTTAATGTAGTCCATCCTAGCCCATCTTTCCTGCTCGGCAGAACGGTAGGCCATGTTTATCTCGTTACGTGCCAGACGCACGCTTCTGTACTCGCAGTTCTGAATGGTTATGGCTTTGCCGTATTTATTCTTATAGGCTTTGGCAAGTGATGGATAATCATTAAGGTATTTGCTGACCTTCTTGCTGAGTTTAACAGCACTCATACCCTTCTCTATGCCGACAGACAGAGATTTCTCCAGAGCCTCCTTTACATCAGCTCTCTGGTTCCATATTCTTTCTGAAAGACCGAGACCTTTAATCTTTCTCTCTATGAAAGCCTTCTTTGCCGCGTTGTTGTGCTCAAAGTAAGCTTTCTGCTTTGCGTCCGCTATCTTCCTAGTAAAGGTACCGATTACCCTTTTGGCAAGTAGGTCCTGCAGCGTGTTACTGTTCTTCCATTCGTCCGATATTCCATCATAGACCAATGCCTGCATATTGTTTGAATAGTAATCCAGCAAGGCATTCACCTTTCTTTCTGTTCTAGGGTAATCATCAAAAGAGAACTCGCCATCCCCATCGAAGTCGGTGGAGGTGGCGATTTTAGCGGACTCCTTGGCAAGAGTCTCATAGATGGAAATGATTTTCCTGGTATAAGCGTTCAGTCTCTTGCCAAGGTCTTTATATGCCTTTTTCTGATTAGGCAGTTTTGGCTTTTTCATACAATTTCATTTTAAAGTGTTTGCAGCAATCCCAGTTGAGAAGAACGCTCCATTCTTGATATGGGCATTTGGCTAGGATAGGCTGACCTTTAAGGCTCATACTATGAAAGTCAGTAGCATGAGCACATTCACGGCAAAAGTGCAGTTTCTCTTCTTCCTTCTTCTTTCTCATGGCTATTCCTCCGAGAATAAGTTAGGCATAGAAGCTGCTGTTCTTGTTGCCTCTACTTCCTCTTCTCCTTGAATCTCGTTGAAAGTCTTGTCAGGATCATCGGAAAGACCGGCACGCTGAATAGATTCCTTCTGGCTGACGAGAGGCTTATTGCCGTTAGCCTTAAGCCATTTGTCAATCTGGGTATTCTCATCCTCCTGGATGAATGGAGTGATGATGTGCTCTACAGTAATCTCATCCATTCTAGCTGCCCACTTCGTGTTCATCTTGGAAAGGAACGCCTTTATGACGTTGGCCTCTCTCTCGAAGCCTTCAATCCAGGCACCAGTCTCCTCTCCTATCTTAAGATGGGCATCCATGAGGAGTGTCTTTCTCGAATCGTAGCCAATATTGCCAAGGCTCTTCATGTTCTCGAAACTGATGTCCGGCATCTGAGACTGCATGAAGAAAAGCTTGACGAGAGTGTCAACGTGATACTTAAGAGCCTCGATAGCCTGCTGCCAAGACACGTAGCTAACATCGCCGTCTTCGCTGACTCTATACACCCTCTTGCTCTCTCCCTTTCGCTCCATTCCAACGATGGCACCGGCTATCTTCAAGACAGGAGCGGAATTGTATGCCACAACATCGCTGTTTCGGGAAATGGTGTACTCGATATTCTCACGGATAGGTTTCAATCCTTCCCAGCATGGCTTGTGTCGGTACCAGAACACGGCTGGAATCTTGTCGATAGAAATCTCATTATCATCCACCAAATTCCATCCGGACTCTTCATCGTCTGAAGACAGGTCCCACTTGTAATGATGGTCTGCGGTATAGGTCTCGAAGAAGGTGTGCTCTGTGTCAGTAACCTTACGCTTATACTCGAATGACAGAGCAAGCAAGTCATCATACTCATCAAAGTAAGGATAGATGTCAACTCCGTCCATTGGAGAGAATGTCTTACATTTTAGTTTGTACTGACTGTCGAAGCCGTAGAGCTTGTTAGGCTTCTTCTGCGTGTACCAAAGTGTGAACATCTGGCAAGAGGCGTAATAGCACTTTGCTCTGTGCATGTTCACGGCATCAATGTGTGCACAGGTGTAGATTTTCTCGATTGCACGCACAATCGTCTTCAGTTCCTCGTCAGCCTGATCATACGTATATACACGCTTGACCGGTATAGCCATTGTGAACTCAGAGATTCTTCGTGTAAGAAGCTTCTCCAATCCGACAGGCAATCTAGCAGCCTTTTCTACAATTCCGTCATCAAGCGTTCTGTCTTGTCTGCCTACGTGGTCGTTTACGATTTCATGGAGCATAGGCTCATACTCAGATAACAGGGTACTCCAAAGTGGAATATCCAACACGCGTTGTTTCAGCTCTCCTATGATGCTGCCAACGTCATTTCTTTTAAAAAGTTCATTAAAATCTATCATAATCTTCGAAGTTTTGATTTGGCAAAATTACGGATATATTCGCATATATTTAATGGTTTTAGTATTTTTAACTAAAATAATCATTAGTATATTTGCATATATCAGAGAATTTTCGTACCTTTGCATATAGATAAAAGGTAGTACTTTTGACTATTCAGAGCCTACCTTACAAGTTGAACCAATTAAAATTATAAAGATTATGAAGAATTCAGTCGAGACAAAGAAGGAAGAGGTTAGAAAGAACATTAAGAATGCGTTCGAGTCAGCCACAAAGAAAATCAGAGACATTATTTCTGTTTGTCCTGATTGGGAGGTAGAGGGTATTGACGTAGGCTACAAGTCACTTATCGCTCATTTGAATTTGAAAGGAGTAGGAAGAGACATGATGGTGATTCGCTACCAAGCAAAGGTAGGTAACTTCCAGGAAGAGTCATTTAACACCAATGTAGCAAGCTTCGGCAGCTTTGATCTTCTGGAAACAAACGAAAACCTTAAGTACTACACTGCGGTTGGCGACATCCTCAATCATAAAGACATGCTTTCGCTTTTGAAAGAGACAATGGTTTTCTTTGCAAATAAAATTGCAGAGCTACGTAAGGAGTACGATAAGTTAGATAAGGAGGATTAGTTATGACAAAGCAAGAAGAAATCGATATTCTACAGTCCTTGAAAGGCGATACCTATTTCGCTCAGTTCTTCGGTAGCAAGGACATTGACCAGATGTGTCAGAACATCAATAACGACTTTGCCATTGAGGGCGGATGCGGATTTAGTCAGAAAGCAGAAACTTTAGAGCGAATTAACGCAGACCTCAAAAAGGAGTTTCAGCAGAAAATCCATGATTTGGGAATGGAGCTTATCAAGATTCTAGACAAGGGATTTGATGAGGATGCCATCTACCAGTTGGTTGAAGGCGAGGTCGGAATTGATGCTATCATCAAGTTCAAGCGTAAGAACAATCTGGATATTACAGATAAGGAGTTAGATTATATGATATCAAAACTTCCATGATTATGAAGCATATATGTAGTAATTGTATAGCTTCCGAGATATGCTATAGTGAAGGCAAGAAGCCTAATGACACTTGCCTTCATTGGGAATGGAGATATGCAGGTTTATGGTTTGACAATTAAAAGTAAGACAATGGGAAAAGAGAAAGTTACAGTAAACGATTTGAAGGTTACACTCTCAGAGATTGGTGTAACATCAGGCTTGAAGCAGGAAAAGATTATTCAACGCCTGCAGGTCAATGGCTGCTTGATTGCAATGGTAACAGATGTGTTGGATCAGCTCATCAAGGATGAACAGGGCATGTTTAGGCTGTTAAGCGTTCAGTACAAGCAAGAGCAAAAGATGCACTACACTCAGATGCAGGATGCAGCCAAAAAGTACTACTTCCATTTGAAACCCTTTAATAAGAGTTTCTTCGGTGACGAGAGCATTTGCGCAAACCTGGAGGATAACGCAAATGACATCTATGAAATCATCAAGCTTCTTGCGGACCATACTAACGACCACAAGGATATGGAAGTGATTAAGAGAAACCTCAGAAAGAGAAAGTTGAACCATCATATTTTCGATTAAGATTATGGCAGATTATAAAGTTGAAGTAGATTTATCAGACTTGTACGATGATATGACCATCAGTGAACAGAAGAGCTTTTTAGTTGATAAGTTCTGCTCATTACCAATAGGCTCGATGGAAGAAGTGGTTGGCGAAATGTTGGAGAACCTTAATGGCTATCAGACAGCCAAAGTTATAGAAGACGCTTTTGATAACTTGCATGAGCAAGCTCAAGAGCATGTTATCAACTATGTGAACGAATAAGGCTATGATGTCGGATAAACAATATAAAGTTGCTCGCAAAGGTATTGTCGAGCAACTTAAATTAGCTCAGAGACTTCATTGCAAGCACATGGAGCAGAAGTATAAAGAGGCTTTGGAGAAGTTAGAGAAACGCTTCTTAAAGCCGGATGCCGTGGGCTGCTTCGATTTGGGCGCAAGGGTATCAAATAGTTATTATCATCTTTAAATGGTTTAGATTATGAAAATGGCAAAACATATTATTATAGATATAGAAACATTAGGTAGAAGAAATGATGCTGCTATTACTCAAATCGGCATAGTACCAGCAGATGAAAATTTCGATATGTTAGATCATTATCTGATACAAACAGAACCTAAAACTTGGAACACTTGTGAAAGAACATTCACTGGAGAAACTTTACTCTGGTGGATTCAGCAAAAGAACAGTCCAGAAAGTAATAAGCCTACTCATATTGTCCATAGCTACAAATTTTTAGTAGATAAGCTATATCAAATCTTTAATAGATACAATACAGAAGAAACTATAGTGTGGACTAAAGGGGCAATGGATCTGTTTTGCATTAAAGACATATGCGAGTATCTTAATATGGAAGCTCCCTGGAAGTTTTGGCAACCTAGAGACATCAGAACCGCAAAGGAGTTCATTAAAGAGTGGAAGACCTTTGAGAATAATAATCATAACGCTCTCGATGATGCTTTGAATCAGTTGAGAGAGTTGAAAGTTAACTTAATTGAAAGATAGATATGGGTACAAAAGTAGAAGTAAAGACAATCCCTTTGCATGGATTGTTCATCCATCGCAAGCAGGTTTGGCGTTCACTCGGTAAGCTGAGAGCTGAAAGCCATTCTACGACAGCGCAAAAGGTGTTTATGAACGAGCATGATACCGAGGTATCAACTGAGAATGCTGATTTCATTGATGGATTGAAAGTCACTCCTTATGATGGTGAGCTGCCAAGAATATCAAAATATGTTGGCAGTATAAGTTACTACCAGTATTGTTTAACACAAAAATTGGTTTAGTTATGGAAGATTTACCTATTGGCTCAGAAATCACCTTAAAGGTGGTTGAAAGCGAGACAGAAGAATGTAATGGTTGCTTCTTTGACGAGATAAGCAGCAATATTTATGAAAATATCTGCAAAGATATTTGTTGTGCCGCAATCGACAGAAAAGACGGAAAGAATGTTCAATTTAAAAGGGTAAAGTAATATGAAAAATAAGATAAATGTAGCGAATCTTCTTAAAGATATGCCAAAAGGAATTAAGTTGTATGACTGGTTACATAATATAGATGTAGAACTAGATGAAGTCGCAACAACGGAAATAGAAACTGTTATTTGGTGTACAAAGAAAGATGAAGATTATAATGAGCTTTTTGGCTATTCTCAACTTGGAACACTTAGAGGATGGTTTGATGGCTTACAGATTCTCTTTCCTTCCAAAGAGATGCGAGACTGGTCTAAATTCTTGTGGAAGAAGGGCGATGTACTTGCTAATGGAGAGGGCGACTATTGTGTATTCAAAGAATTTGCTCATTCTTCATACCAAACAGTTAAGGCTGTATTCGTTAAACGTAACAAAGAGTCTATTCATTCTGATTCATGTCTTTTGGATACAAAGGATTGGCACAAAGCATCACATAGTTGTACCGCTACATACATCAATACCATTGAGAAAGAATTAAGTGGTAAGCTGAATATGGAGACCTTGGAGATAGAGAAGACTCAGCCAGAGTTCAAGGATGGGGATATTGTGTTTATGAAAGGAATTAAAGGTGGATATTATGCAAATTGTATTTTCATCTTAAAAAGTGAATATAAAGATGGAGACGAAAGAGCTTTTTACTATGCTTTCTATAATACTGACGATAAATTTACTATAGCTGAATATGGTAATACAAGAGTTCATTATAGTCTCCGCACAGCAACTGACTCTGAGAAGCAGCAGCTCTTTGATGCTCTCGCAAAGAAAGGCAAGACTTGGGATGCAGAGAAGAAACAGATTGTGGATTTGAAGCCAAAGGTTGAGCTGAAACCGTTTGATAAGGTGCTTTGTCGAAATTCTAAGGATGATACTTGGGAAGCTGATTTCTTTGCTCGTCTTACACGAAAAGAAATTGATTACACGCAGAGTGGTAAGTATTTATGTGTAGGAGATTTATGGATGTATTGTATCCCTTACAACGAAGAGACAGCACATCTACTAGGAACGACTGATGATTGGGAAGGAGGTGAGGGATGATTAGAGACGATGCAAAGATAATTGTAACACCAACTGGTGTATCACTTAAAGAAGCCTTGACTAGTGAAGAAATCAATGCAATCAATGAAGCTCATATCTATCGTGATTATGATTGCATTCCACATTTTAAACTCGCTGGTAATCCTCCTAGTGGCAAGGAAAGCCGTAGAACTAGGAGAATGTTAGAACTTAGAAAAAGAAAGGGTAGATTATGATAGATGATAAGAAAATAGAAGCTGCCAAGGAAGAAATCTATGAAGATAGATTCTTATTAAATGGTGAAGAAATAGTATTCGACAATGATGCTAAAGAAGAAATGTTCTATGAAGGTGACATCAAGGAAGCAATTAAACTCGGTGCTAAGTGGGCTATCAATGAGTTCCTTAAGGACTTATGGCATCCTGCTAGCGAAAAGCCAAACATTAAGCAAGGAGAATGTTGTGTTACGTGTTTGATTAAATTCAAAAATGGAAGTACGGAATTATGTGTATATTTCCGTAATCCAGAAGGATGGGTATGTGATGATATGAGCCCTAAAGATTTTAAAAGAAATTTTAATGGATGGCTCTATATTGATGAATTATTACCAAAGGAGGGAGGTGAACAATGATTAAGCCAGTTACTATGTATTCTGTAATATGTGATAGATGCGGAAAACCATTCATTGATGAGTTTAATGGAATTGTGGCTTGGTTGGACGAAGGAACAGCAAAAGAGCAAGCAATGGAAAGCGAATGGGTTGAGATAGGCGATAAGCACTACTGCCCAGACTGCTATGAGTTTAACGATGAGTTAGATGAGTATGTTCCTAAAAAGAAAGGAGATAAGAATGAGTAGAAATTTAATGAGAATGGCATTGATAATGGCTGCTACGGCAGCTTATGCACAAGATGATATTTTCGGGTGTTCAAGTCCTAGACTTGACGCACCAAGCGGCAATATTCCTTCTGACAAGCAGAAGTGTCAGCCAAAGACGCAGCATGAGTTCACCGTCAGGGGAGTTAAGATTATGGCAACTTCAAGGAAAGATGCTATTAAGAAGTTTAATCATCGTAAAAAGTAAAGAGATATGTTATACGAAGCAAAACAAGGTACAAAGGCTTATGAATACATTAAGAGTATTCTCGATGCTGAATTTGAAGAGCATAAAGCCTACATGAAACGAGTAGAAGAAGCCGTAGGTTTCAAATTTGAAAAATATCAGGGCTATCAGCCTAACGGAACTCTCACAAGAGTGTACGAGATTACTGCTATATGGGTTCCTTCTGAGCGTTACGATACGCTAGATAAGAAGGTGTGGAAGAAGATAGACGGTGCAAAATTGGAGGATGGTTACTATGTAGCTATTGCGCCTAATAAGCGATATAAGCAAGGCAAGGTAATAGCCTCCGTTCTTCTCTCCTATAAATCCGTTGCTAAACATTTCGAGGTAATGGAGGAACTGAATATAGAAGTCTCTCTAGCTAGCCGTTTCTCTATTACTCAGCTCCTTCGTCACAAAGACCGTATTTTCGTTTACTTTGATAACAGCATCCGAGCCGAGAAGCAAAATCAAGACTTCGTGGAAATCACGATAGGTGAATATGAGGATTTCATTAATAAAAAGGACTAAGCTATGGATAAGTTAGAATACATTCCAAGAGATTTGGTCTCTGTATATGTAGGTATAAAGAAATATATCGTTGAGGTAATTGGTACGGAAAACGAAAATGAAGCACTCTTATATCAAATCAAGTTCCCAAACAGAGAAATTCAATATGCTGATAAGGATAATATTGTTCCGATTCCTCTCACTCCTGAGATTCTAGAGAAGAATGGGTGGAGAACACAAAACAGATGGTACTATTACTTAGATGTAGCAGAAGGGTTTATTTCTTATATTGGGATAGACTTTAAGCATAAATCTAATAAAGGTCATCTATATGTAGAGGTTGATGGAAATAATATGGCAGAAATACAATACTTCCACGAACTCCAGCACCTTCTCTTCGGTCTTGGTATTAATCACGAAATGGAGGTGTAGGTATGGCAAAGTGTCCTTTTAATAAATATAAAGAGTGTCAAGAATCAGATTCGAGATATTGTTATTGTACTCTTCCATGTGATGTGTATAATAATTATAAGAATAAAAGTATAGAGATATGAAATTAGGAGAACTCAGAAAAATCATAGCAGATATAGACACAGTATATGATAATTGTGATGTAACTTGTTATGAGAGCAATGGTAATTTAGGATATGCAAGTATTGCAACTACTGCTTATCTTGGGAAGACGTATGTAAATCAAGGCTATCCTATACGTAGAACATTTCAAATTCAATTTGAATTACCAGATAAAATTAAAAATAATTATTTAAAGTAACTAACCGCCCTCGGGCATAATTTTAAAGATATGACAAAAGAAGAATTAAAAGCAAAGGTTGCCAAGCAACAAAGTATTATCAATGATGCTAACAATCAGATTTGTTCTGATGTGAAGGAGTACATCGAAAGTCTACCATACAAGGTTGGTGACAAAGTGAGCTGCTCTAGATGTGATGTTTGTTGGATTGCAAGCATTATTCCAGAACGAAATTGCGCAAGATATTCTGGTATGATTGAGGTAAGAATCAACCCTACTAAGAAAGATGGCACTCGCTCCAATAGAGAGTTTGTACTATGGAATATGGAAATTGATAGTATCAAGAAGATTGATTAATCATCCTGCAAAGGATAAATAGATAGTAATTATGATTAAGGAAGTTCCAAACCCTACATTGGAATGTGTAGGGTGTGTATTTTATGGTAAGTTTCAATGTATTGAAAAAGAATGTCGTTCCCTATACAATCCTATTAAGTACATTGAAGTAACAGAGTAACTAATAGCCCTCTCCTTGGTAACAGGGAGAGGGTAAAAAGAAGAGAATATGGCAGAGATTATTTATTTTGGAACAAATGGGTGTTCCGGTCATTATCCTATTGGCATTGACAAAACGCTGACAGGGGCAGAGTATGAGATATGGCGCGAATGCGATAATGAAACTTGGATAAATAATATCCGAAAGAATCCTGGTCGCCACATTATCAAACATCACGGAGAGGTTTATACAAATTATGGTGTTCCGTTTTCTGTAGATGAAGACAGAGTTGGTGACCATACAGAACTGTTTTGGAAAGGCATTCATACAGAAGAAGAAATTATCAACTTGATAAAGAATAATCAGTTTTTGGCTAGACAATTTAAAAAGTCGGAGGACTAAGTATGACAAAATTTAAGGTAGTTAGATATTGGGACACATATCCAGATGGAGTTGTAGCAACTTGCGATACAGAGGAAGAGGCAGAAAAGATACGTAATAAATATCGTAGAAACTGTAAACCTATGTACGACTATTTAGTCAGAAAGGAAGGTGAATGATGACTAGAGAAGAGTTAAGATACAAATACGAAAAAGAAATCTGTGAGTTGTGCTGTTTAGAGTATTATACTAGCAGAGCACTCCCAGAATCACTTTGCGAAGGTCAGTTTTGCGAAGAGGCACAAGATGGCTACGCAGCAGAAAATAACATAGAGTTGGAGGATTGATATGACAATAGAAAAACTTATTCAGAAGGCTTATGAGTTCGAGAAAAAGAACAAAAGTTTCACTTGGAAGCCTAAAGATTTCCCTGAGGATATGAGCGAAAGTAGTACTATTGATGAGCTTGTGTCAGAAGGAGATAATATGTATGATGCTTTGAAAGAAGCGGTTGAGTTAATTCACGACCTAGCGGTTGAGTTAGAATATAAAGACGCAGTGGAGGGATAGTTATGGCATGGGTAGCAACTAATGGAAATGGTAAGGAATTTCTTTTTGAAAAGAAACCATACAGAAGTGGATGTGGAGAATATGGATATTGGAATCCTACATATTCTGGTATCGGTGGTTGTGTTCTTATACCTCATGGAAGTATCAAGAAGCTCATCGGAAGAGAGTTATCTTGGTGCGATGAGCCAGTAGAACTTAAAGAATAATAGTTATGTTTGGATTTTATATTGTGCTTACCATATCTGTTCTATTTATAGCTTTTATGGGTGGAGTTATCGGTTATTTAATTGGTAAAGATTGGAAAAAGAAGTAGCGTATGAAGAATAAAATTTTAAATTTAGCCAAGTCAGTCGTTGAGGTTGTCTTGTGTTTGCTTGTAGGTGCGTTGGCTATTGAAGTTGTTTGCTCATTGGCTAATAGAAAAGAACCTGCAAAGGAATTTAGTACAACAGTATTTACTAAGAATAGGCATGACTATCTGCTTGTGGACACGAAACATGGAGTTTGTGTTATCCACGCTGAGAGCTGCCCTTGTAATAAAAAGAAGTAGCCTATGAAGATTAGACAAGCCAAGAAGATAATGAAACGTTGCTACGGAAGTCCTAACTATTTAAGGATGGTATTGGATGGTTTAGATGTATCGAAAAAGCAGCCTAAGATTAAGCAATACTGGGAGCCTAGATAGGCTTTGTATTATGCCGCTAAAGGTGGTTGTCATGGCAGAGTTGACCATCGTATCGTAAAGGCTAAAAAGATTACAGAAAGATATTCTCGCAAGTTGATGAATTGCCTTGCTAGGTTTGCTGGTAAAACTCATTTCGAGATTAGAGATATACTAAGCAGTGCAAATAAACTAAAAAGATATGACTTATGATAAGAGAAAGATATTATTACGCAGTAGCCGCCTTCATGCGAAAGGATGGCAAATTAACCTATACCTCAGTTACGAGCTCCGTTAAAGGTGAAGAGGAGGATATTAAGTTCTATCCTCTAATGAACCTCATCACTGACGTCGAAGAGAAATTCAAGGATGATATGGTTTGTGGTACAACTATCATACATGGCGTTACTGAGATTAGTAAAGAGGACTATGAAGCCTATAACGAACGCATAGCTAAGATAAATAAGAAGGAGGGTTAGCACATGACTTTTTTGAATATTACCGTAGGTGAGAAGGAGTTTGATGAAATCAAAGAAGGCAAGGTAGGACTAGTATGTTTACCTTGCACTCCACTTTGGTGTCATACATTAGTCGATGGTGTAAAGAGGGAGGAAAGATTAGACCAATTAACGGCTAGATTAGATAGTAATGGCAAACCTCATATTCAGTATGGAAATTCTGTTGATCATTACTTTAAGAAAGTTGATTATGTTCAGCTTTCCTGTAAGGTTGGTTCTCAAATAAGAGTTCTCGTTAAGGATTGCGCAGGTTTCAGTATTGAGACTACTCAAACGAAAAAGGATAATGGCTTTATCGAGTTTAAGCCAAAAAACTTTGTTGTTCATCTAAAATAAACAAAATATGATTATGAAACAAGAAATGCAAAAATCAATCTTCAAGATTCAAACAGCAGTCGAAACTCTGACAAGACAGAAAGTTATCGACAAAAATGTGTATGATTTTGTTCATGGAGAAATCAAATCTCTTTCAGAAAGTGTGGAGAATATAGAGGAAGTAAATAACCTAGATGAAACACTCCTTACCTTCACAGATAAGGAGGAGTATGTAAACCAGCATATCAACCTTGCTGATACATCTGTACTTTGCAAAGAGTTGAATAGAAGAAAAGACATTGGTGACGATTTCTTTGTAGTAGCAACAGAGGGAAAATAAGTTAGCTTATGGAAAGATTAACTAAAGTAATGGATAAGTATTTATCAGAAGCAAAGAAGAAGGTTCTTACCCTCGCAGTCAGCAAGGAATGGTTCGATATGATAGTGTCGGGCGAAAAGAATGAAGAGTATCGGGTAATTAAAGACTTTTGGATGAGTCGCCTTCTCCTTATCAAGGATGAGGAATTCAAAGATTTCGATAAGTACGATAAACTTCATATCGGTAAGACATTTGAGATGCTTATAGACATCAATACTATCAAGGAGAAACTGAATAATGGTACAATGAAGTTCGTACCATTCACTCACGTTCTCTTCAAGAACGGCTACTATGATGATAGCCCAAAGGTAGAAAAGGAGATTGAAAGTATCACCATCGGAAAGCCTAAGAAAGGCTTATGCCCCGATAAATGGCTTGATACAGAGTTTTTTATCATTAAATTCAAGTGATATGAATTACATACAATGTGATGAATGTAAATATAGATTAGTCTGTAACGGAGAGCCACTTACTAGTGGAAGTACAGGAAGTTGCGACCATCATGTTATCAGCAATACTCCTATATTTCCAAAGATTAAAACACCACCAGATGAAAGATACGCTGACATTTGGAATTGGTAAATATTCATAAATTAAGTTTAAGGGATATGTTTATTCTAACGGAACAAGAAATACTAGATGCCATCAAGAATTGTCATGATGCAGATTTTAGGATGGCTCTTATTCGTATGTTGATACCTCCTGCGCCTATAGTTAAACATCGGCATTGTTGTCCAGAATGTAATGGAGAAGGAAACAAGACGTGCGGTATTTGTCATGGGACGGGTGTTGTATACTTAGATTGGTAAAAACATTAAATAGAAATGATATGGTAGCAATTAAAGTATCTTCCGAGAGCATTCAAGAATTATGGGAATGCCCGGACGTTTCAGAGTTAGTAAAGACTATCAGCGGAGACCGCACGAAGCAGACGTTGATAGTTAGGTTGAAAAATCGAGAGTTCTATGTTCCTGATGGATTCTATCTCGTGAAAGACGAGAATGATCAATGGAGCACACTCAGCCCATCACTGTACGAACTTATAAAAGACAAGGTTCATGGCGAGAAGTGAGGAAGATATCCGTGAATACCATAGAAGGTACTACCAGGAGCATAAGGAACATTTATTGGCAAGAATGGAAGTCTATCGTAAAGAGAACGCTGAAAGGATTGCTGCAAACAGAAGATATAACAGAAAGAGAAAGAAAGCCTTGGGCGGCTTAATGAACCCAGATATAAAATAATGAGTAGAGGAAAACATTTTAGTGCAGAAGAGATTGAGTTCATCAAGGTTAACGCTTTGGTGATGACGACAACGGAGATTGCAAAGCAGCTCAATCGTAATTATTGGGCCATCCATCGAAAGATGAAGGAAATGGGTATCAGCAAGAGCCACGTGTTTACTGCTGACGAGGATTTCATCATTCGCAGAATGTATGGCAAGTACCCGGTAAAAGCCATTGCTACCAAGATTGGCGTGGACGAGAACGCTATTTACAACCGTTGCAAGAAGCTTAAGCTAACGAAAGGAGGTGCGCAATGATTGTCATAGTTACCGCTATGGATAAGGAATACGACCTTATCAGCGAATGGATTGCAAAGAATTGGCTTGACTACAAAAATGTTCAAAACATAGCTTTAATCAAGTCTGGTATTGGCAAGGTTAATGCGGCATCTTGCTTGACAGAATTTCTTTCGTCGAATACGTCCAGCAAAGTTACAAGAGTTATATCGGTAGGATGTGCCGGTGCTGCCGTTGCAGGATTGAAACCTGGTAATGTCGTGATTGGCAATTCGTACTGCTACCACGATGTATATTGCGGCGAGCCAAATGCCAACGGGCAAGTTCAAGGTATGCCGGCAGTCTTTCCTTCTGATTTCTCGTGGATTGATATGGATGAAAGATTCCGATTAGGAACAATAGCTACGGGAGATAAGTTTGTCACTACGAGAGAGCAGGTATTGGAGATTAAGGATTTCCTTCCTAATTCGTATAACGTATGCGCCATCGATATGGAGTCTGCTGCCCTTGCGCAGGTATGCTACAAGAAGGGTATTGGTTTTACGTCCATCCGAGTTATTAGCGATAATCCCCTGGAGCCGAACCAGACCGAGCAGTATGCAGGTTTTTGGGATAGTCTTGCCGAAAAGGCATTTAGTGTTGTTTGTAAATTATTAGAGAATGATACCAAGTTTTAAAGTTGATCATACGAAACTAGAGCCAGGTCTTTATGTTTCGAGAGTAGATAAATGGGGCATGGAGACTGCTACCACATTCGATATTCGCGTGTGCAAGCCAAACAAAGATATGATGTCACCTGCTGTCGCGCACACAATAGAGCATTTGATGGCGGACTACCTACGAAATGATAGTCCTCTTAGCAATTCCGTTCTGTATTTTGGACCGATGGGTTGTCTTACAGGTTTCTATCTTATCCTTAAAGGTACGTGGACTTCAAAGCTCATAAAGGAAATGATAGTAGAAGCCTTCAAGGCTTGTTCGCTATCAAAGACGATTCCAGGTGCATCGGAAGTGGAATGCGGTAATTACAAGCTCAACGACTTAAAAGGAGCAAAAGAACTATGTGATATGTTCTCCGTATATCTATCCACAGCTGGACCGGATAAGCTCAATTATCCAGATTAATATTTATATGTAACCATAAAGTATTTAATCATTAAGTATATTTTCTTGCAATATATTTGGTGATTAAATACTTTTTTTATAATTTTGCAGCATTACTTATTGCTATCGCTTCGTACTGGGATATTTCTTGAATTTTATTGTTCAATTAAATATTTAGTTAGAATGAAAAAAAGAACGAAGCAAGTTTTAGTTATTCTGAAACCCAAATCAAAGGCGTTGGGGTTCAGTAGAGAGGAGTTAGAGGGTATTGCTGCCGATGTTGCCAATAACTTAGAACTCGATGAAGAAGCCTCAGACGAGGATGTAAACGCAGAGATTGAAAAGCAGGTTAATGCGGTTCTTCCTTATCTTAAGATTGCGCAAAAGACTGCGCAGCGTACTATCCAGAGTTTTAAGGATAGTCAAGACTTGGATGACGACGAGGTCGATGACGATGATGATGACCCTGCCGGCAACAAGAAACCAATCCGCAAACAGAAGAGAGAGAAAGATGAGCAGGTCCCAGCATGGGCGCAGGCACTCATTACTCAGAACAAAGCCTTGCAGACCGAAATCCTCGGTTTGAAGTCAGAGCGTGAGAATGATGGCCGCCGTTCTAAGCTGAAGGCACTCCTTAAGGACAAAGGTACGTTCGGAAAGACTGTTTTGAAGAATTTCGACAAGATGAAGTTCGAGAACGAATCTGAGTTCGATGATTTCTACGATGGTGTTGTGGAGGACTTGGCAGCTATCGATCAAGAGCGTGCTAACGAAGGTCTCGGAAAGCTTGGTGCTCCTGCGGCTCAGAGAAAGCCTAAGAAGGATGAGGTTGAGGTTATCAAGGACAATGAGATTGATGAGCTTGCCGAAACAATGTAATCTTTAAATTTTAAAAGTTATGTATGGCGTAAGCAAGACAGAAACGTATGATTCAGGCAAGGAGTCTGTAATCATCAGAAATTACGTGAATGGCATCATGGGTGGTGTCGTTCTTGACTTGACAGGTTTCTCTGGAGAGTTCATCCAGTGCGGACACATTATCATTCGTGACACTACGTCTGGCGAGTACAAGCCAATGCCTGTAACAGGTGGGACTTATGCTTCTTTGCCAGCGAGCCACGAGTATGTTGGCATCTGTATGACAACAGTTCCGGTAGATACCCCTCATGTAGGTGTTATGACGGCAGGTGAGGCTAATGATAAGGCTGTCCCTTATCCTGTCGATACGATTAAGGCAGCTTTGAAAACAGCCGTTCCTACTCTTCAGTGGGGACACGATGCAATCGGTTAAGGAGGTGATTTATGCAACAGAGTTCTTTATTTCTTAAGTATATCTTGAGTTTCTTCCCAATCCTGAAGACATTGATTGAGAAGATTAACGGTAAGCGCAAGAACGAGATGACGTATCTCCACAAAGATACATCCATCCTCCGCCGCGTTTATTCTACCGACAACAAATGGGAAGCCGACACAGTTGATACCTCTTACGTAGCTGCTGACTACGTGGCAGTGGATTCTCCTGTTCCTTTGAAGTCTCGTGACAAGATTTCAACCGCCAACGGCAAACTGCCAAAGGTCGGTATGAAGAAATTCTTGAAGGAGTCAGATATCCTCGCTCTCAGACTCATGGAAGCACAGGGAGGTCAGACAGCAGAGATTCGCCGTAAGTTGGCGCAGGACCCGGTAGCTTGTAATGTCGGTGTTGATGAGCGTAATGAGTACGCCCTTCTGTATGGTCTCTCTAACGGATATGTAGCTGTACGTGACGACGATAATCCAAAGGAGTTGCTCCGTATCAAGTATCAGTACTTGCCGAAAAATCAGCTCGGCATCAACGATGTTGATACTGGTATTACCGTTGCAGACTTGAAGGAATGTATCGCGAGAGCTTCGAATGATGGAAACACCATCTTGATCTTCTGGATTGGAAAGGCTAAGTTTGACGAATTGAAGAAGGCACAGGACGCTCGCGAGCTTGTTGCCAACTATAAGGGTCAGACTTATGACTCCAACACAAAGCTGCCAGTTCCTACTTCCAGCGTATTCCAGGAAGCATTCTTGGACGAGACCGGTGTATCATTCCGCATCATCAACCGTACCGTCCGCTTGGAGCATGATGGCGTGAAGAAGAGTGTTAAGCCTTGGAACAACAATATGATTATCGGTGTCTGCTCACAGATGATTGGTGCCCTCGTTTACGGTCAGGTAGCAGAGGCAACAAACAGAGTGGCAGGTGTAACCTATCAGCAGATTGATTACAAGCTTATCTCTCAGTATTCAACAACTGATCCGTTGCGTGAGACAACTGCGGTGCAGGCATACTGCTTGCCTGTCATCGAGGACGTTGACACAATCTATCAGATTGATACTAAGCTGGCTGACCCAGACGTTTCGGTTGATACCGAAAAGGAGAAAGCAGATACAGAGGACGCTAAGGTAACAATCTCTGATGTGACCTACAAGAAGCCGGAGGCTATCACAACTCTCAACGCTCTTGGTGCTACACTTGCTAGTGATGCCAGCGACAAGGAGATTATTGATGCCTACAATGAGCTGCCTCCTACAAAGAAGAAGGAGTTCAAGGATAACGCAGCTAAAGCTGAGGAGTAATCATGAAGACGGTCGGACAAGCTTTGGTGGATGAGGTACACATCCCTATCCCCTATGGTTTCGTGGAAAACGCTTGCATAAAGCGTGACCTCGATATCGAATCAGAGTTCACTGGTGACGTTGCCAGAAGTGACGCCTACAAAGGAACGCTTGCCGACTGCCTGCTTTCTCTCATACAAGCCGTTAGCTTCTCCGAAGCGGACAAATCAATAGGTTCCCTCTCGGAAGACCAGCGAAAGGCTATATTAGTTCAAGTCAATCGTTTATATAACTCTATCGGCGAGGAGGAGGTTTCACTTGCTCCAAAGCCGACAGTTTACATTAATTGCTGATGAGTCTATTGAGTTTTCATGCCTCAAAGCTATACCGGCAGCAGAAGGTAGCTGGCTATACAGATGATGATGGAAATTATCACCAGGGCAAGACCGAGTGGAAGTTCTGCTGCACTTGTGATGTAGTTCCTGCTGGCGAGGCCAACAAGTTAGTTACATCTGACGGTTCTATTGATTACTACTCCTACGAAGTGCATAATTTGCCCGTAGGAATTGAAAAGTTCTCTTATGGGGATTTTATCAAGCTAGAAATTTTAGGGGCTGAGAATGTAATTATCAAGGTCAAGGGATTTCATCGTTATCAACTCCAGTGTAAGATATGGGCATAAGAATGACAACCAGCGCTTCCGCTCTCGATGCCTTCCTACAAAGAGCCGCAAGGAAGATACAGGAGAATGTGCTTAAGGCATTGAGCAAGCTAGGAGACGAATCTGTGGTTAGAATCCGTAACAGGTCTACCAAGGAAAGCTGGATAGACCATACGGGAAACCTAAGAAGTTCTATAGGCTTCGCCGTGTACGAGCAGGGAAGTAAATATATGGAATCAGCCTTTTCGCAGGTTCTCAGTGGCACAGACGGCTCTGCAAAGGGCAAGAAGATGATCAATGACCTTGCTAAGGAATATTCCAGGGTTTATGCTTTGGTTGTCGTTGCCGGAATGGAATACGCAGGAGAGGTGGAAGCCTTGGAAAGCAAGGATGTTCTCGCATCAACGAAGATATGGGCCACATCCATTGTAGAGCAGCGTGTGAAGACAGCAATAGACTCAGCAGTTAATGAAATAAACAAGTGGAAGATATGAAATCAGACGGAGCAATTAAGACAGATGTTTACCGGTACATCAATGAAAGCGGTTTCATGAACAACGTCAATGGCAAGCTGTCAAAGACAATGAGACCGCATAATTCTCATAAGGAAGATGTTGTTATCTCCATCTTGGCTAATGAGGGAACGCAGCTTCAAACGGCGATTATAAATGTAAATATATATATACAAGACCAGGATGTAGATGGGCAGTTCGAGGAGAACACCATCAGAGTTGACGAAATCTGCAAACTGGCTTGGAATCTCTTGGAAACGTTCAGAACGAGCGAGTATGCTGCCCACGCTATTGAGCAAAGGGTATATGCAACAAACACGGGAGAACATGTAATAAATAATCAAGTTGAATATAAACTCATAAACGATTAAATTATGTCAGTAACATCATGGGGCAAATGCACTATCTACGTTCAAGAGGTAGGTAGCAAAAAGAACGAGTGGACTAAGCTCCCAACTCCAAAGGATGGCACTACTACTGTTACTCCAACGAAGGGCGATACAATGACCCAGGTTGAGGAAGGTGGCGGAATTGTTGACCGCAAGACAAAGAAGTCCACCTACGAGGCTGCATATCAGCTCTTCATCAAGAAGAACCAGTCGCAGCCATTCAAGACCATCGACGGTACCGTAGAGGGTAACTTCCGTTTGGCTATCCAACCGGAAGACGCCGAGCTTCCTGGCGTTTACATGGGTAATACCACAATCGGTGCAGAAGAGGCCTATACAACTGAGAGCGGTGCTCTTATCACGTACACTCACTCAGCTCTCATTCCAGAGGGTGACGCAGTGGCTAAGACTGTCAACTCGAAGGGTGAGGACGTATATTGTGCTTACCGTTGGCGTGTCATTACTGCCACAAAGGGAACAGGTGAAAAGTATGCCTTGACTTTCAAAAAGCCGCAGGATGGCAATACCGCTCCTGCTGAAATCACGGAAACTTACGAAGAGACATAGGCATATCCTAATATCCCTTCCGCCGACTGAGGGTTATCAGCCGGCAACTTACCCAAGTAGCTCAGTTGGGAGAGCGAGACCAAATAGTCCGTCGCATGCAAAAAAATCCAGGGTCTTCAAAAGCTGGTTGAAAGACGCAGGTTCGAGTCCTGCCTTGGGTGCCAACAATTTAAATTCGAGTGATATGGAAGAGTTAGGAATCATTATATCGAATACGCTCACAGATATGCCGATAGGCTTTGATACTGAGCACGCTCACGTTAACATCTACCCTACTACACTGGGCATGATGTACCTAACGTCGCAGTTAGTAGATAGCTTGGAGTTGGACAAAGAGTTACTTCAAGCTGATCCATTCTTGGAAGCATTGCGAGTTGTAAACACCAAAAGGGAGACATGCTGCAGATTGATTGCATATCACTCACTCAATACAAAGAACGAAATACTAGACTCCAAATGCGTAAGCAGGCAGACGGAGTTAATCTTCAAAGAATGCTCCAACGAGGATATAGCTACTCTTCTCATCATCATTCTTAAGGCTAACTCATACCAGACAATAGCCAAAGAGACAGGAATGGAAGAAGAAGCGAAGCGTATGGCAAAAGTCAACGCAGCGAAGAAGTCGGAGAATAGCTTTATCTTCGGAGGCAAGACAATATGGGGAACTCTCATAGATGCTGCTTGCGAAAGATACGGATGGACTTTCGATTACGTGGTATGGGGAATATCGTATAACAACCTGACTCTCATGCTCAAAGACAAGATTACTTCAATCTATCTGTCTGACGAGGAGAGGAAGAAAGCCCATATACCGGCAGCAGGGGAAGAGGTCATCGATGGCAACAACAAGGAGGCGGTAATGAAGGCGGTTATAGAGTCCGAGACCGAGATTTAACCGAAGTCTTCCTGCGCACGCACGTAAAGTTCCCATATCGAACACTCACATTTGGTGTTTCCCCGGCGATTCTTTATAACAGAGTATAAATTCAAGGAAAAATAGAACATTATGCCAAGCATTAAATTCGATACAATAGTCGAGACAGCCAAGGTCGTTTCCGGTTTTCGAGACATTCAGAACGCAGTTCATCAGACTGCTGAGAGGGTTGAGAAGGACGGAAAGTCTATTGACGATGTAATCTCGAATATACAGAACAGTATGAATATTGCCATTGGTGGTTGGAGCATTGGCAAGTTCGTCAATCAGATGATGCAGGTCCGCGGTCAGTTCCAGCAGACAGAAATGGCATTTAAGACAATGTTGCAGTCTGAGGAGAAAGCTGATGCTCTCATGAAGCAGTTGATCCGCACGGCAGCCGTCACACCTTTCGGGGTCGAAGACGTTACAGAGGGAGCCAAGCAGCTCCTTGCGTTCAACGTAGCGGCCGAGGATGTCAATAAGACGCTTATCGAATTGGGAGACGTTGCAGCAGGTATGGGTATGAACCTTAAAGACCTCGTGATGCTTTACGGCACCACCATCGCCAAGGGTAAGATGGACACGATGGATTTGTACCAGTTCCTCAACCGAGGTATTCCTATCGCAGATGAGATAGCTAAGGTTATGGGGCTTGACGTTACCAACGCCATCGAAGAGGTACAGAAGCAAATCAAGGCAGGTAAGGTTACCAGTGACATCTTCATCCAGGCAATGCAGAGTATGACCGCCGAGGGTAGCAAGTTCGGTGGATTGATGGAGGCTCAGTCCAAGAGTATTATCGGTCAGATAAGCAACATTAAGGATGCCATTGAGCAGAAGTTCAACGAGATAGGTAAATCCCAGGAGGGTGTTATCAATACCGGATTGGGAGTCGTTTCCACCCTCATTGAGAATTGGGATACAGTAGGCAAGGTACTTATGACTGTTGTTGCAGCGTATGGCGCATACAAGGCTGCGGTGATATCTATGATAGCAATATCTAAGGCACAGGTAGCTTGGGAGAGTGCGAAAGCATTCTTGTCTTTAGCGAAGTCTATCACAACCGCCAAGGATGCCATGGCTCTGTTCAATTTGGTCTCTTCTTCAAATGTTCTCGGTCTGGTTCTTGGTGCAGTAGCAGCTGGAGTCACGATGTTCAATCTATTCGGCAATAGTGCTGAAGATGCCGCTACCAAGACTTCCAAGTTTACCGAGAGTGCAAATGAAGCATCAAGCAAGGTCGAGTCGCTAATCTCCATTCTGAAGACTGCAAAGGAAGGCTCCAAGGTTTACAAGGACACCATCAAGGAGCTGTCAAACATCTATGGCAATTACGGGATTGCTATTGACAAGATCAAGGAAGACGAGAGCAACCTTGTGGATGTTAAGCAGCAGGAGATAGATAAATCTAAAGAACTTGTCGAGCAAATCAAGCTGGAGGCTACAGAGCGCAACAGAGCCAATGCAATCTCCAAGGCTAACGAAGACTACAACAACCGTGTGGATAGCGCTCAGCAAGCCCTTTTGGGTAAGTTGAAGGATTATGGAACCTCTAGCAGCGGTATAGCCGTCGGCATACAGAACATCGTATCTGATTCGGTTATCAAGCAGTTTGAAGATCTAACACAGAAGATGGCTGGCTTGAATGAGCACTCCAAGGAGTATCAGAAATATCTGAAACAATACAATCAGTTAGAGGCTTCTTTGATATCCGAATCAGAAAATCTTGCTAATGCTTTCGGTTTTACAGGAGACAAGACTAGTGATGCCAGGAAGGCATTGATTGGTTATCTCTATGAACTTCGAGCTGCAAAGAAACTGCATAGTGAAGAGGCAGATAATATCAACCGGGCGGCAGATGCTACCGAGGATTTCGGAAACAAGGCCACATCTACCAAGAACAGGATAAATGCTTTGCAGAAGCAGCTCCAGGGTGCCGGTGAGGATGTACACGTTCTCTACAACCGTGTCAAGGAGTTCATGCAGAACTATTCCGAGAACAACATCAACTTTCACGTCAACTTCGATGCCAAGATACCTTCGTGGATGCAGAACATGAATATTCCGGAGCTAGGACGCTTAGGTAAATACTTCTCTGCTTTGGCACGCGACCTTGCAAACAACAAGAAGTCTGGTGCGCTAGTCAATGGCAAATGGATGTCAACCAAAGATATCGCCCAGCGAGGATGGGATTATACCAATGCGGCGAACACCAAGCAGACCAAGGCAGATGACGATGCTAAGAAGAAGCGGCGTGAGAAGGAAGAGGCAGAAGCCAATGCCAAGAAGAACGCTGCCAAAGCTAAGAAAGCCGCCGCCGATGCAAAGAAGCAGGCAGAAGACCGGAAGAAGGCCCAGGAAGAACTGAATGAGGATTTGAAGCAGCTGCAGCAGGAAAATATCGACACCGATATATCTCAGATGCAGGAAGGCACGGAGAAGAAGCTTGCTCAAATCAAGAACGACTATGCCAAGCGCAAAGCCGAGATTGACAAGCAGGAAGCAGAGTTCAAGAAGAAAAACAAGGAAGCTGGCAAGAAAGTAACCCTTACCTCTGCTCAGTCCAATGCCCTCAATAAGGCTAGAGACCTCGCTACCCAAGAGTATAACAAGAAGCTTGATGAGGTCAACAGGGAAGCCCTCACCTCTATGCGTGACTACTTGAAGGAGTATGGTTCTCTCTATCAGCAGAAGCAAGCCATTGCTGAGGAGTACGAAGATAAGATTGCCAAGGCTCAGACGGAAGGCGAAAAGCTCTCTCTTCAGCAGCAGAGAAAGAAGGACCTCCAAACCATCGAGATAAATGCCATCAGACAGAACATCGATTGGGGAAGCGTCTTCGGAGACTTCGGTGCTATGTTCAAGGACCAACTGGAACCAACTATTGAGAAGCTGCAAGAGCTCTCCAAGAGCACAACAGATGTTAATGAGCAGAAGACCATACAGGAACTTATCTCCAAGCTACAAGGCTCTGCTACCGTCTGGAACAGCGACATCTTCAAGAAAGTCTCTGACGATATCAACTCATATCAGTCAGCCATGCAGGGCTATATTGACGCACAAGAGCGAGAGGTTGAAGCCACGAAAGCCGTTACCAAGGCACAGGAAGACCTCGCTAAGGCTAAGAAGAGTGGTGACAAGACAAGTATCAGCAAGGCTGAAGAAAACCTCTCTAGAGCACAGGGCGTACTTGCTACCGCATCTAACAACGTTTTGGAGTTCGGTTCATCAGTTCAGAAGGCATCATCAGACTTGCAGACATCTGCACAGAAGGCAGTTTCTCAGTTCCAGCAACTTGAAAATGGCTTGCAGGGTCTTACATCGGGGTCGCTCAAAGGCATAGGAAACTCTATCCTAGGGCTTGACAAGCTTTTCGGTGGCTCTATGCAGAAGGACGTTGCCAACACGCTTGCAAAGGGCATACAAGGGTTACTCGGTAAAGATAGTGACGCAGCCAAATCTCTAACGAAAGCTTTAGGGGATAGCGGTATGGCAGGTGAAATAATCTCAGCAATACTCGGCATCCTCGATATTCTGAAAGATGGTTTCGGAACACTCATCAGCAACCTCATGGACACGGTCTTTGGCGCAGTAACGGGCATCCTCGATGATGCTCTATCGGGTGACATCGTTATGAAGCCATTGAAGAGTATCGGGAACAACGTTTCTCATATCCTCAACACGCTTTCATTCGGTGGTTTCAATAGTCTGTTCGGTGGAGACGGAAATTCAAAGAAAGTACAGGAAGCTATTAACAACCTCACTTCTTCCAATGAGCGATTACAGAAGTCCATCGATAAGCTGAAAGACACCATGACAGGTACGTATGGTAAGGAGTCCACCAATGCTTACAAGGAAGCCAAGCGGCAGCAGGAGACCTATAACCACAACGTCATGGAGATTGCGAAGCAACAGATGAGTTATCATGGTTCGCACCACTCATGGAGTAGTTATTGGAGTGGCTTCAACGATGAGCAGTTGGCTAAAATCAGACAGAATGTGAAGAGTGACTTCAATGGTGATATTACCACCCTCACACCAGAGGAAATGAAGAAGTTGCTTTCATACCAAGATTTGGTTGACAAGATCAGAGGAACAGGTAAGCACTATAAAGGACGTTCTGCTTACGGAGAGTCGGTTCTTGACAAACTTGAAGACTATGCGGACCTTGCAGGTAATCTTGATGAGCTGACCGAGCAATGGCGCGAGTCTATTACTCAGATTTCCTTTGATAGCATGAAGGATAACTTCATCAGTAACCTCATGGATATGAGCAAGTCTGCGCAGGACTTCTCTGATGATTTCGCAGAAATGATGCAGAAAGCTCTTCTCTCCTACTCGATGGAAGACCTCATGAATGGGGAATTGAAAAAACTCTATGAGGATTGGGCAGATGCAATAGATGCTGCAAATGGAGATTCATCGAAAATCGACATAGACGCATTCAACAAGCGTTACGATGATATAGTCCAGGAAGGATTGAAGAGACGTGACGAGTGGGCAAAGGTAACAGGCTACACTGGTTCCTCATCCTCATCACAGACCGCAACAAGCGGAGGATGGGCATCTATGGGGCAAGATACCGCGGACGAGCTGAATGGTCGCTTCACCGCCCTGCAGATTGCAGGAGAGTCAATCGCTCAGAACATGACTACCACCATATCACAGATGGAGAGCATCGTTACACTCGGAATCTCAACCAATGGCGCAGTATTGGAGATTAGAAATATGATGATTATGACAAACAGCTATCTCGAAGACATCGTGAAGTATTCAAAGCTCACCTATAATGACTTTGGGACAAAGCTGGATGACATGAACAGAAGATTAAAGGATATTTGACCTCTATAGGCTTTTCGCTCGTCAACCCTTACAACTATACTCAACAATAGAAAAAGCGGCTCACAGCGAAGCCTATGAGGTTATTTAATGATTAAATAATTATGCTTAAAGGACAACTTTACATAAATGGCAAGGATGCCTACCTTACGTGGGGCATCTTTCTAGACGAAACCGCCCTCAGTGCGCTAATGACCCCTGCACCAAACAAGGAGTTCATCAGCAACAAGTATCGCTCAAAGGACGGAAAGTCGGTTATCAAGCACAATCCTAGATTGGATGAGAGGGAGATAACGCTGCCGTTCAATATGACCGCCAAGGACTCAGATACGTTCTTGATGAACTATGCTAGGTTCTGCGAGGAGGTTCTTGCCAAGGGAGAGTTGGTTATCCGCACCCGATTTCAGCCTAATGTGTGGTATCGGTGCATCTATCTCTCCTGCACTCAATTCAGTCAGTGCATTCGGGAAATGGCAAAGTTCAGCCTAAAGCTCAACGAGCCAGACCCTAGTGACAGAGGTGAAACAAGTAAATATACAAGCTAATGATTCAGATTAAGAGAAATAACAAGGTATTCTTCACATTAGAGGACTTCGGTGAGGGTTCTAAGCTGTCATATCAGCTTATGGACCACCACTACATCATCTTGAAGTTCACTACGGCTACTCCTATCTATTTCGAGATTGGGGACTCCGTGGAGATTCCCGACTTCGGCTACTTTGAGCTTACATCATCATACTTCCCTAAGCACAATGATAGTGATGGCTACGACTACGAAATGCAGATGGATGCCTACTATATGTCTTGGAAGAATAAGATTTGCAAGTATCGCCCTCAGCACGGAGCCAACGAGACCTCCTTCAACCTCACCACAACTGTAGGTGTACACATGAACGTTATACTCGGCAACCTAAAGGCACTAGGTCTTACGTATAATGGCAAGGATTTCTCTGTTGACTACACTACGTACAACAACAAGGCTTTCGATGTTCAGAAGAGATTCTTGATCGAGTACGGCTCCATCAGCATTCTCGATGCTCTCAACGCCATCTGTTCTGAAGACGCACTCAACTGCGAGTGGTGGATAGATGGCTCTATTATATACCTTGGATATTGCGAAATGGAAGGGCAGACAACATTCGAACAGGATGTTAATGTTCTGTCTATGTCCTATTCGGAATCTAAGTCAACTTATATTACGAGACTGTACGCATTCGGCTCAGACAGAAATATTCCGAAGGGATATTTCACTGGTGCCGATGCGGACGTCACTACCGATGGCGTAGCTACCGATTACCTCATGCTCCCTAACAAGGAAGTGGATAGTGATGGTTTCTACGCAAAGGATGGCTACCTGGAGAACGTGAATGTCGTGAAGAACGACAAGCAGGCTATCGAAGGTGTCGTGATGTTCGAGGAAGAATACCCAAAGGTTGAGAGTGTTGTCAGCAGTATCAAGACGTATGATAGCACCGTTGATAACGAAGACGGGACGAAGACTACACAGACGTTTTGGCAGGTCACTTCTACAGACTCTTTCACTAATAGCTTCAAGGAGAGTTGGATAAAGAGTAACCTCACTTTAGGCATCAAGTTCACTAGCGGTGCTCTCATGGGTATGGAGTTCGATGTTAGTTTCAAAGTCATTGACAAGGTTAACTACTTTGAGATTGTTGCTAATGACACTTACGGAAGAACTCTTCCCGATGGCGTTATGTGCCCGAAGGTAGGTGATAAGTACTTCCTGTTCAATTGGGACGCAACCAAGATTACAGATACGGACCTCATCCCTACTGCTCAATTATCTCTGTTCGATAGAGCGAAGCAGTACTATCAGAAGACCATGATCAGCAACTCAAACTTCACCTGCACGATGGATGGCGACAAGTTCTACAATGATGGAACATACGATTACCATCCTCTCGGTGAACAGGTAAAGCTGATTAATGATATGTTTGCGCAGGTGGACGCGGATGGCAAGCACTACCGAAACTCTCGTATCATCGGAATGGAGATACCTTTGGATATTCCTTACGACCATCCTCAGTACACCGTAGGCGAAAAGGCAGCTACTAGCCGGTTGGGTAAGTTGGAAGACAAGGTTGATTCCATCAAGGTGAATGGAATGCAGATAGGCGGCATGGGGAGCGGTAATGGTGGAGGTGTCTATGTAATTGGCATGAACGATACCACTCCTGCATCCGATAGCAACGTTTATTCTGCTAGGCGTTCTAGGATGGAGTTTGTATCTAGGCTGCAGGATAACACCGCAAAGGGCACAATCACTTGGGAAAAGGTGCAGAAGTTCTTTAGTGGGTTGCATGTCGGTAACTCCAACAATGAGAACGGAGGCTCCTGGACTCCAGACGCAGAAGGTCGTTCGCACCTCATCACAGATTACTTGGAGGTAAGAATGAAGGCTATCTTCGAGGAGCTGGTCATCAATAAAACATCCACCATCGGTGGTAAGGAGATAATCTCTCCTGCTGGCGGCGTGGTGGCTCATAAGGTAGAAGAGGTTACTGTGACATATAATAATGTGTCACAGAAGGCTTATCGTTGCTATTTCTTAGCAGAGCAGGAAGGCGATGCCGTGGATAATGATTTCGCTGTTAACGACCAAGTGCGCTCGGAATCATTCAATGTTCGCAAGGGCACTTATCACAAGGCTGGTAATCACTTCTATTGGCGATTGGTAATCGGTCGTGATGAAGACCCTGTAGAGCTGGAAGGAAAGAAGTATCATTATATCGACCTCTCTGATACCGATTGCGCTACGGCAAGCGACGTACCTGCTAAAGGTGATGTGCTCAACCAGTGCGGTAATAGAACCGATGTAGAACGTCAGAACTGCCTTATCTTCTCGGCGGTAGATACCTATTCGCCATCCATCAGCCTCTATCACGGCATCAACAGCTATTCCTTTACCAATAGGGAGTACGTGGAATATGGTGTGAATAAGCAGAATAACAAGGCATTCTTCAACGTCTATGGTGATATGTACTTCGGAGACCGACCTACTAGTGCCAATAATTACGAGGGTGATTCCTACGTCAAGTATGATAGCGACAAGAAGAAAGTAACCATCAAGGGAGACTTGGATATTAAGTCCACCTACGATGGAAAGACCTTGGATAAGTACATCACCGAGAAGAGCTTGGATAAGAATGCCGTTGAGACCATTATCAAGAAATCGGAGACGATTACCGACCTTCAAAACCAGATAGACGGAGCTATTGAGACTTGGTTCTATGACGGCGTTCCTACTTTGAAGAATGCTCCAGCCATCAGTTGGAAGACCGATAAGGATAAAGAAACCCATCTTGGCGACCTTTACTACGACAACAAGACGGGCAAGGCATACCGCTTTGCCAAGGATGGCTCTACCTATGAGTGGATTATCATCACAGATACGGAGCTGACAAAGGCACTCAAAGATTCAAGCCAAGCACTCAAAGATGCAGCCGCTGCGGATAAGAAGGCTAATGGAGCGCAAGCTACCGCCAACACCAAGAGACGCATCTTCGGCTCTCAGCCAGTTCCACCATACGATGTGAACGATATGTGGGTCAATGCCACCTATCCTAGCGATGGAAGTACCTACAAGAATGAAATCTTGAAGTGTTCCACCTCCAAGGCAGAAGGTGAAGAGTTTGATATTGCCGATTGGAAATTGGCTAGCAAGTATACCGATGACACGAAGGCAGAGGAAGCAAAGAAAGCTGCTGAGAAGGCGCAAGCAGAGATTAAGAACACGCAAACTAATTTGATTGCCCTCGGAACGACCGTATCTAACAATAAGAAGGCTTTCGATGTTTTTACCTCTGATGGCTACTTGGATAGCTCGGAGATTGCGGCTATTGCCCAGGATAGCAAGCGTTTGGAGGACGATTATAATGCAGCCGTTGAGTCGTATAATACTGTTGTTGGCTCTAAGTTCTTGTTGGATAAGGATGGTAAAGAAACGACCTATAAAACGGATTTGGTTTCAGCTAAGGCTACACTCGATAGCGCAAAAAATGAACTCATTACCTATCTTTCTGACATCGTAAGCAGATACAACGCTTCTGATTCCAACGGAAAGGCTACCATCAAGGCGGCTGCGGCTCAGAAGTATACCAACTTCACGAATGCTTATAAGGCTTTCTACGACAAGCTGGGTGTGGCGAACAACTATATCACGTCTAATCTGTTTGATGGTCTCAATACTAAGCTCATCACCAATATGGCAGGTCTTGAATACATCAAGGCTGCTCTTGTTGATGGAGACACAGTAGTCAAGGGTGGTCTTATCCTCTCTACATTGATAGCCTTACGTAACGATAAGGGAAATGTTACCGCAGGTATCAATGGAGCGGACACGAAGGAGAATGGCATCGCCCTTTGGTTAGGTGGAAAGGCTATCGACAAGCAAGCCTCCACGACAACAGAGGAAGAGAAGAAAATTGCTGCCAAGTCCCTCCTACGCTTTGACGGAACTGGCTACTTCGCCAACGGCAACCTTTGGTGGGACGCAGACGGTATTTTGCACGCAGACCCGACATCTTTCATTATCAACAAGAATAATGTTGGTGTACAGCTCGCTCTCTTCGCACCTGTATGGAAGAGCGGAACGACCGACACAACAAAGCTGGCAAACGTATTATCTATCGACCCACAGAAGCCTTTCACTCATCTTGACGTATCGGGTAACGTGACAACCGAAGGTAGCTTGAAAATTGGTGGAATCTATCTATCGTATGATAGTGCCAACAATGCCCTTCGACTATCCAAGGACGCTGCCGGAAAGGAAGCGGCTAACTTCTATGCCACAGGCGGTATCACGGCATACGGAGCAGGAGCATCTTCCACGGGCGGTGGTGGCGGCTTGAACGGCAGTGTGAAGAGTTATTCAAATGCCTTGAAGCTTACATCAGAATCGCTGAGTGAGATTGCCTCTGCCTACTCCATCAAGGCTCTTGATTCTCGTATCTCCAGCTTGGAAGGTGGTAGTGCTACTGCTATTTCTGTCAGCGGTAGCGGTAATGCGGTTACGTCTGTCACCAAGAATGGTACTACTATCAGCGTAGTTAAAGGTAGTACGTTCTTAACTAGTCATCAGTCACTTGATGGTTACGTTAATGCAATATCTGTAAGTGGAAGTGGGAATGCTATCACGTCTGTATCTAAAAGCGGAAAGGGTATTACATTTACTAAAGGTGCTACATTTTTAACTTCTCACCAAAGTCTTGATAACTATTATACCAAAAGTAGTGTAGATTCATTTCTTAGTGGTAAGTCGGCAACTAGTCATACACATAGTGTTAAGATTAACGGTGTTACTAAAACTATTGCAGCTACTGGTGGAACTGCTGTAGATTTAGGAACTTATCTTACTAGTCATCAAAGTCTTGATAACTATTATACCAAAAGTAGTGTAGATTCATTTCTTAGTGGTAAGTCGGCAACTAGTCATACACATAGTGTTAAGATTAACGGTGTTACTAAAACTATTGCAGCTACTGGTGGAACTGCTGTAGATTTAGGAACTTATCTTACTAGTCATCAAAGTCTTG